AATGCCATTGAAGATCCAGCTTTGCGAGACAGTGTAGCTGTCGAGTGGGAATATGCCCCATATATTGAGCGTTCTCACCCCATGCTGATTCCATTAGCACAAAGTCTTGGTTTATCTGAAATAGATATAGATAGAGCGTTTATTGAAGCCTCAACCCTATAAGGTGTATAATCTATTTGTGCATTACCATATAAAATAAGGGCTAATATATGAGTTGGCAAAATGAATTAACGATCATTGTTAGAACATTAATTAACGATATTAATGAACCATATGAGTATTCAGACCCTAGAATACAGCAAGTCATAGCCGTTGCAGCAAAATATGTTCAATTTGACGTAGATTTAGACCGTTCATATCAGATAGATGTGGTAAATTCTAATATAAGTCCAGACCCAACGGCTGATAATGATGATACTTTTATTGGTTTGGTTAGCCTAAAAGCTGCTTGTATAATTGATCAAAGTAATCTTAGAACTAGAGCGGCCCTAGAAGGCATCAGAGCCGCATTAGGACCGGCACAATTAAGTGTTACTGGCAGTTTAGCAGGGTGGAATTTAATTTTGGATAAAGGTCCTTGCGCAGCATACGAAGAATTATCATCTCATTGGGACGTTAAAGAAGCCACTGCTGTTAGAGCAATACTTAGCCCATTTGTTGGGAATAAGTTCGACCCCAGATCATTGTCCTCATATATGCGTAATCGAGAAATATATTAATCCCTTTTAACACAGAGTCTATCACTATGCCAGCTGTTACATATAATTTTTTACTAGAACAAGGATCTGATTTTGAAATTTCTTTTCAATATAATGATGCTAATAATAGTCCTATAAATTTAAGCGATAAGTGTGTTGTTTTACAGTGGATAGATAGTGGTAAAATAAATAAACAGATTTTTTCTACAGCAGCTCTGGCTCAGTATGATACAAACGATTGGTCATTAACAGCAGATAATAGGGGCAGGATTAGATTCAGAATATCTGCTAATTTAACACAAAATTATAATTTCGATACAGCTATTTATGATTTAGATATTATTTCTCTAAATAATAGACTAAGAAATACTAGATTAGCTACTGGCACTATTACTTTAGTAAAAAGAAATTTAGAACTAGTTTCTAACTGTCCTTCTAGTTTAGATCCTAATATAAACCTTATTACTTCAACTCCGACACCATTAGATGGCGGGGTTACACCAACGCCAACATTATCTATAACACCAGACAACTCCGATCTATGCTTACCAGACGATTGTATAGATCTTGATATTTATTCGGTAGTACACACAGGAGTCTCTCTAGTATTATCAGATCTTTGTTTAACTAGCGGTAATATCAGAACAACAGATACTAGGTCAATTGAAAATATAGAATTAGCCATTAATAAACTCCAGCACCAAAGTCCATCAGATTTGATTTTTGTTTTAGCCCCACCTTCTGGAAATAAAATATTGCTATCTGCTAATAGTAAAATTAAAAACTATAATAATAATTTTAGCTTTATGTTTTCCAATAAAGCAAATACTACAGATTATTTATATAATACTACCAATGGTGGATTAATTAATATTTATGATAAAAAATCTAATATTAATTTTTCTAATGAAACACTATTATCTAGTTTTGACCATTTATTTGGAGCATCGGTTACTGGAACATGGAGTTTGATAGTTAAGGATACTGATCCAGTAGGATCTGGATTGCTAGATTCTTGGAAGCTAATAATCACACACTCACCAGCAGAAGACCTATGATTTTTACATCTATTATTAACAAATATTTATTAGATATTAAATTACAAATGAAAGAATTGTTAGAAAATAACACCGTATCTAAAATTATTACAATTAAAAATACAGAATATATTAATAATTATTCCATCACATATACTGATAGTATTGTCTCTCCAGAATTTAGTTCTGAAATAGTGACTATCAATGAATAATCAATTTAATAATATCATTACTTCTGAATTTAAACAAATTTTTAATAATGCTATTGATGCATTGCTTAAGGATTCTGCTCTCACTAGAAGATGCAAACTAAGATATTCTAATCAGTTTAATACGTCTTTATGCAATAATTGCGTATTTGATTCTATATCAAGATTGTCTGCAAACATATATAATGGTACCGGCCCCAACCCATTTGCAGAAGGTTCTATATGTCCTGTATGTATGGGTATGGGATCATATAATATAGACTATATAGAAGACAATGTTTATTTAGCTTGTATTTTTGATAGTAAATATTGGATAAACAAAGGGGCTAACATTAATCTCAATATACCGAATGGAATGGTACAAACTCTTTGTAGAATAGAACTATTGTCAAAGATTAGAGCCGCTACTGATATGGTTATAGATACATCTCTTATAGATAGTGGCAATTATATTTATGAAAAAGCTGGAGATCCCGAACCAGTTGGTTTTGGAAATAATAGCTATATTATTACTATGTGGAAAAGAAAATGAAATTTAGTATTAATTTATTAGAGTCTGATGATCAAATTAAATCTATGATATTTAAAACTATTATAGACAAACTTAGTATTACTATTGATAAAAGTTTATCTCCTATTAATGAAGGTATCAAGACTATAGTTCGAGAAGCTTTAAAGCAGGAACCAGAGTATGCTTCTTTGGTTAGTGGAAAATTAAGAGCAGAACTAGGTATTCCTGATTCGTCTGTAATAAATCTTGTTGTAGATGCTTTAGTCGATACTTTACAAGTAAATAAACAACCCTTGACATCCAGTAGCACAGGCATTAAAGGAGGATTTATTATGAATATGATGAAATCTGATGATCTTGGAGGAGTACTATATTCTAGTATAAGTTCAGTATCAGATTCTAAAGGATATTCTTTGCCTTGGCTAGAATGGTTATTATTACAAAGCAATACTCCGATAGTCAAAAATTATTCAGTTAAATATGGCCCGTCTCCGTATTCTAGGTCCGGAATGGCTATTATGGTGCCATCTAAAGATAGTTGGCGAGTACCACCAGAATTTGCTGGATCACAAAACGATAACTGGACTACTAGAGCAATATCTACTATTGATAAGTCCGTATATAATTTAATACAAAATACTATTGAGAAATATTTATGAGTACGCAATTTCAACACATATCTAGTATAGGCTCTAAAGACAGAGTATCTAGTCTCGAAGACAACATAAAAAGTTTTCTAGATTGGTCTTTTTTAAATATTGGAGGCTATGTTAATGTGTCTATACCTACTAGTGGTATTAATACAAGTAGTAATTTTTCTATATTAAAACCGGTAAACAACCCCTCTGTACCATCTGGTAGAACATGGGAAGCTGTTAGAAAAGATTGGGTATATGAATCTGGCATAAACTATAATACTAATTCTCCTGTTGTTTTTTCTGGAGTCTACTTAAATAGTACATTTTTACCAGCACCTACAGGAAGTGGTAATCATGGTTATAGTGTTAATTATCCATTAGGTAGAATCAATTTTAGTTTTAACGTAGCTTCTACGTCCACTGTGGTGGCGTCTTATTCGCATAAGTATATTCAGATATACAAATCCAGTGATGCTGCTTGGTGGAAAGAAGTACAAAAAGAAACATATAATCCAGATAATTTTAAACAAACCAACGACTATAGTATAGCATCCAACCATAGGGTACAGCTTCCGGCTATTATATTAGAATTAATTCCTAGAACAGTATTATCTCCTTATCAGTTAGGCACAACTGAAAATATAGTGATTCAAGATCTGTTACTACATATTTTTACTCAAAATGCCAGCCAAAGAAATTCAATTATAGATACATTATTATTACAAAAAGATAATACGTTTTGGCTATATGATACTAATCAAGTGGTTAAAGAGAATAAAACCGAATTAAAACTTTCTGGAGAGATAAATCCTAGTGGTATTAATTATCCAGCAGCCGTTAATTTATATAAAAACCATTGGGTAACTATTAAAAATAGTACTATAGTAGAACTTAACACTTTGAGTTCTTCTCTTTATAATGGTGTTGTAAGATGGTCTATGGAAATTTTACCCTAGGAAAATTGTTATGGTTAATACTAATTGTTCACAATGTATGTTCGCTAATAAGGTTGTTGAGGATATAAAAATCTCTGGATGTCAAAGAGATATTATTAAAAAAATTATAGATCATAAAGATGTAACTTTAGACTCTAATAATTATAATATTATACATAATTATGCGTGTAGATTTGGTTTTTCCAAAGAAGTTTATGAAAAACATCAGACAGAATTTGATAAAATTAATCTATTGTCTAAAATAGACAATAATGCTAAGCTGCCTATTTATTTAATTATCGATTTTCTACCAGATGGTCCGGGTATTGACCTAATTATTGACCATTTGTCACAGTCTAATTTTCATCCTAAATTTATATCTATGCTATTTAGAGATAAATCTAATCAATTTATAGATACAATTCACGATAATATCTCATCAAAAATACCCAACACTACCTGGAAAATCCATAATTTTTTAGAGCATATGAGTCTAAATGATGGTATAGATCATGTTCTATCCACCAATTTATCTAAATCACAATGTTCATATCTTTTGGTGTATAAATCTTCGGATTACGAGCATTTAAATACAGACTTATTAAAAATTAACGAATCGATAGTACTACATCAAATGCCTCACATTGCTATGATCCAAAATCTTGATAGTTTATATGGCTTAACTATTAGTGTTCAAAATTATACAGTAGCTAAATCTATAAACAATAATCTTTTGGATGCTATCCGCACCGAATCTGATACATTATTACATTATTAAAAAATTTTTGGTGTAGTATACTCTATACAATCCATAATATGGGAGCTAAATATGCCTAACAGTAGAATTTATTACGCCTCACAAACAGCACAAGTAAGACCACAAACAGCAACACCAGCCTCATCTTCTGATATCTATAATGGATGGTATCAGCCTTTAGGTCTACAAAGTGTATCAATGACCACAAATTTTGCTTTGGAGCCAGCGTTTCAATTAGGCACCATTGAATTATATGACAATGTTGAGTCTATTCCCGAAGTAGAAGTTACTCTTAATAGAGTAATAGATACTACTGCCCCATTATATTTGATGTGTATGGGAGGTAAAGATGGTGTTGACGGAGCAGAAAATGCACAGCTAGTATCTTTAGCCAACAACAGAGTAAATTTTAGACTTGGTATTTATGAAAGTGCTAATCAATTTATTTCTAGTACTGCGTCTCAATATGTTGTTTGTAGTGGTATGTATCTTTCTAGTTTTAATTATACTATTCCAGTGGAAGGTAATGCTACAGAAGAAGTTACTCTTGTTGGTAATCATAAAATATGGAACACAGGCGCTTTCTTAGGAGACTCATCTTTTAATGTTGGAAATATTTTTAATCCCAGCATCAAGGTAGGAGCTATTACTCCTACTACAGCTAGTGGTATTCTAAGAAAACAATATGTGGATATTGTTGGCTCGATTTTGCCAATTGGTCCAAGTGGGATTAGACAACCAGGTGGAGACAAGATGCCTCACTTTCAAAATATCACTGTTAGTGCATCTTTAGGCAGAGAGAGTATCAATCAATTAGGGCGTTTTGCCCCATATTGTCGTTATACTAGCTTTCCTATTGAAGTAACATCAGAATTTGAAGTAATGTCAACAGACGGCGATGGTGTGGATGCTAATGATTTTCTTAACCAATCATTTTGTAACGGGCCTAAGAGTAATTTAAAGCAACATCCTATCAGGATTGTAATTTGCGACGGAGATTCTACTACAGCATCTAACAGCATGGCATTAGATCTTGGTTATAAAAATACTTTAACATCTATCAATCAGACAGGCGGAGATACTGGTGGTGGAAATGTTATGGTAACATATAGCTTTAGAAATTTCAATAATTTTACTATTCAAGCTAGCGGAACATACAAAGATGGTCTTAAGATTGCTAGTAACTCTTTAAGTATGCAAAGCCAGCCTGAGTCGGCCCCAGTTGCACCTGCAGTATCCTATAACTATTTCGACACAGATCAATAATTCTGGAGATTAATAATGTCAGACAACAAAAGAATTTTCTATGCATCTCAAGGCATTCATCTACAACCAGTAACAACTGGAAACGCGCACGACTATAGGCAGCCAAGCAACTATATTACATATGGTTCTTGGGTACAGCCGAGAGGTTTACAAAGTGCTGGTATTACCACTAATTTTAACACAGAACCAGTTTCTCAACTAGGTACGCTAAAGATCTATTCTCAAACAGAAACGGCTCCAGAAGTTGAAGTTACATTATCTAAACTTATAGACGGTACTGCTCCTCTTTACTCTATTTGTACAGCTACTCCCGATGGTTCTGATCTAAAAACCGTTAATAAAGATCTAATAGAAGCTGCTAATAGTATGGTTAATGTAAGATTCGCTGTATTCTCCGACACCCTACCATATGCAACAGGCGTTGCTGTATATCATACAATGTGTAGTGGGATGTATCTCTCTAGTATAGGATATAGCTTTACTGTAGACGGAAATGCAACAGAAGAAGTAACTCTTGTAGGAACAAATAAAACATGGCTTAGGGGAGGCAACGTTCCCGGTCAGGCATCAGACCTATTAACAGATGATAATGCTACTCCTTATGGTAGTGGCACCAATTTCTTAGCTCGTAGACAGTATGTGGCTATCACAGGAGGCACAGTCTCTGCGCCGGCTAGAGATTCTGAAGGCAAATTAAGTGCTCCAGGAAGTATCGCCTTTTGCGTATTACCAACTGGTACCAAAGGTGGACTTCCTATGGTGGGAGCCACGGCTGCCGAGAGAAAACCGATTATTCAGACCATTAGTATTAATGCTAGTTTAAATAGAGAAAATATTAATGAATTAGGATTTTTTGGACCATACTATAAGTATACAGCACTACCAGTCGAAGTTACGTCCGAATTTGAGATTATTTCAGTTAGTGGAGATTTAGTCAATGCCGATAGCTTCGATGAAGCCACTGGATGCACAACATCTTTTTCTAATCTAGATTATAAAGAAATTGTTATTAAAGTTTGCGGAAATACTGATTCTGATTCATTAGTGATTGATCTTGGAAAGAAAAATAAGTTGACTTCTGTAAACTATACCGGAGGTGATACTGGTGGTGGTAATGTTACTACTACATTTAGCTTTCAAACGTTTAATAAGCTAAACATTATACCTATTGGTTCATATGCAAACTTTACAGAATTCTCAGATACTAGTTCCACCGGCACATCTTCACAAGCTACATTTACCTAATTAATTAACGGAGAAGTTACATGGCGAATAATAACAGAATTTTTTACGGATCACAGGTAGTCCAAGTTAAGCCAGGAACTCCTGCTAGTAATGGTTCTATTGGATACTTTGCTAACTGGTATCAGCCCCCAGGAGTACAAAGTGTTGGTATGACCACCAATTTTGACACCGAACAAGCTTTTCAATTAGGCGCTATTGACCTATATAATATTTCAGAGAATTTACCTAATGTAGAAGTTACTATTAGTAAATTAGTAGACGGTAGAGCACCACTATATCTAATGTGTATGGGAGGAGTTTCTGGTGTTGCTGGTGCTAATCTTAGTAATTTTAGTTCTACGTCTGAACAGCAAACTAAAGGATTTGGTGGATTAGCTAATAATGTTGTAGATTTTAGATTAGGCATTTATGATGACACAAAGAGCACCACAGACGGCACCACAGATGCTTATGTATTATGTGAAAGAATGTATGTTTCTAATTTAAATTTTACATTTCCAATAGACGGTACGGCCACCGAAGAATTAACTCTGGTTGGTAATAGTAAAAAATGGAGTACAAATGATAGTACTATGGCTGCTATGACAGCATTTAGCCAAACAGAAGCATCAAAAACAGCCCAAAAATTAGCTCGTAGACAATTTGTGAACATAGACGGCTCCATTTTACCGACTGGAGTGGGAGGTATATATCCTAAAGCTAGTGGTGGTTTATATTTCCAAAATATTACGGTTAGTGCCAGTCTGGGCCGAGAAAGTATCAATGAACTAGGATCGTTTGCTCCTAGAACTCGTTATGTGACATTCCCAGTAGAAGTAACATCAGAATTTGAAATTATGGGTACGGTAGGAGACTTAGTAACCGCAAAAGATTTTCTAGCAGAAAGTGGTTGTAATGTTAATTATAGTAATCTAAGAGAACTACCAATTAATATTAACATATGTGGTAGTGGCGATGGTGTTCTTAACCTATATTTAGGCTCTGGTAATCAATTAACTTCTGTTAATTATACAGGAGGAGATACTGGGGGCGGCAATGCTACCATAACCTATAGCTTTAGAAACTATAATGACTTTTACATCAATGCTACGGGCTCATATGTCAATACGTCAGTAGTGTGATTAGATTAATTAGAAGACATAAGACTTTAACTTAGGATTAGGACTAATATGGATGAATTATTTAGCGTTGTAGGAAGACTGTATGTCGACATGTATAATACTCAAAAATACATAGAATCTCTACAAAAACAAATTAAAGACAAGGACAATGAAATATCTTTACTCAAAACAAAGATAGTATCAGCCTCTAAGGATAGTCAAATAGTTAATGAGCAACGAAATTGAGTATACTCTATATAGAATATTAACTGGTCGGTTGATTTTTTCATATTCTGGCAAAGAATATTGTCTAATACAACCATCTAATCATATCAAATATCAGTCGAATATATTGTATAATAGTATTATTAATGATGAAAAATATAATGAATGGATTAGAGAAGAGAATTTAGAAAGATATATGATATTTTTAGGAGTATGGAATATGGAAATGTCAAATTATCTTAAAAAATCCAACAAGGATATAGAAGACCTAAAGGCCTCTCTCTATACGAATAGGTATAATAGTAATCAATCTAAACGCATAAGAAATCAGCTAGCAGGCATTAGAGACAGAGTTAATAACATTTATATGACACAACAAACATATAAAGCACAAACTTTAGAGGGTTATGCTGAGAGCGTAAAAAATGAATTTATAATATCTAACACACTCTATCATAAAAAACGCAAAGTATTTAAATCTATTAATAATTCTTATACATTATTTAGCTCATTATTATCAGAAATTAATCAACAAGTCATTAGTCCGCTATTGTATCGACAATTGGCTAGATCAGACTTATGGAGATCTTATTGGACTATTAGTAAGGCAGATATTTTTAAGGGTCCTATTTCCGAATGGACAGATGAACAAAGATCTTTGGCTGGTTTTAGTAGCATGTATGATAGTGTTTTTAGTCATCCAGAAAAACCAACAGATTCTGTTATATCAGACGATGATATTTTGGATGGGTGGATGATTATACAATCTAGAACCAATGAAAAGAACAAACAGCAAGAAGAATTACTAAAGTCTAATCCTAAGTTGGGCAAGGCTCAAGAAGTATTCGTATTTACAGATAATGCTCAGTCTGCTTCTGAAATTATTGATATGAATTCTGGAGAAGCTATGGCCGCTATTAAGGAAAGATTTAGTAGCTTAGATAAGCATAAAGAATTAAAACATAGTCAATTACCAGATATACATGAATCTTTACAAAAATAAACTATTATATTTTATATAGAAAAGGCATGGGATTATAATGCATTACAATAATCAGCTCCTAGCAGAAATAGAAACCAAATTTAAAACAACTATGATTGGGGCATTAGCCAGATTTGAAGAGTCTTTTGGTCATTTATGGGAAGAGGAAGGTCCGGATCAACAAGAATATATTGATCTATGGGAATATACTCGTAACTCTATACTTAATAATGGCAACAGACAAATGAGATCAGCATTGGATGAGTTATCTAAACTATTATTTAACCAATATAAAACTAAGTATACTTATAAGTTTAACAATAAGGACCAAGGAGAGAAATAATGAAAACTAAAACGTTTAAGGCCACCGTTGATAATGTAGAGAGAGAATTGTTAGTAAAGACCCCATCACTAAATGATCAAAGAGAAGCTCAAAAGATCTATAATCAGGCTTTTACCGACGCGGTAAAAAGCAAAAGTGTAGTTAGAGCCAAACTAGATGATCTTCTACAGGATCAGGGATTATGGAATGATGAAAAACAGGCCAGATTTACTTCTCTGCAAAAAGAGCTATTAGACGGCGAAAAAAGGCTCGCTAAGGGCGGTTTTAGTCTTAATGAAGCCAAAGACCTTGCAGTTAAAATGAAGAGTATAAGAGATGAAATTCGAGACCTAATCAGTGTTAGAACCAGCTTAGATAATCATAGTGCAGAAGGGCAAGCTGATAATGCTAGATTTAATTATTTAGTTAGTGTATGTGTGGTGTATAATGATACTAAACAGCCGTATTTTAATAATATGGAAGACTACCTAAACAGGTCATCTGATACGGTAGCTGTATTGGGCGCTCAGAATTTGGCCAACATGCTATATGGATTGGATAATGACTATGAGTCGAATTTGCCAGAAAACAGATTTTTAAAGAAATATAAATTTGTTGATGAGAAACTACGATTCGTAGATAAGAAGGGAAGATTAATTGACGTAGATGGTCGGCTTATAGATGAAAGTGGAAGATTTATCGATGAGCACGGAAATTTTGTAGATAAGTATGGTAACAGAGTAAATGCCGAAGGCGATTATGTTGTTGAACCAGAACCCTTTTTAGATGAAAATGGACAGCCAGTTATCTTAGAAGAAGACAAAACCAATGATATTAAACCACAAGAAAGTAAATCAGAGCCAGAAGATAAGCCAGTGGTCGCAGAAGATTCTGCTTCGCCTAATCCCTCAGTCTCTCAATAACTTTTACTTGGTTGGATTATATAACAATATTCCCAGTATAGATGTATTGTCTATGCTGGGAGTATTTTTTTATAAATAGCTAATAGGTACAAATAAAATATTATGGCACAAGCTTTTAATTTAACGGCACAGCTTAATCTTAGAGGACCCTCTAATGTTAAGAAAATTGTGGCAGACATTAGACGTGATCTTGGAACGGTTAATGCTAATGTGCAGTTTCGTCTAGATCCAACAGCCGTAAGAAATACATCAGCACTTAATTCTGCTTTACGAAATCTTAATACAACATTAGGGTCCACAACCACTAATGCTACTAATGCTGCTAGAGCCATTAGATCATTTGGTTCTGCTATTAATAGCGTAAACATAAAAAATGTACCACAACAAATTAATGCTACAGTTGCTAGTATTAATAAGCTTAATAATACAGCAGCACAAAGTGGTAATAGCTTATCTAGTGCTACTACAGAAATGCAGGAGTTCGGTAAGCAGGCCTATTTAGCCATTCGTAGATTTGCTGCATTTACTGGTGTAACTAGCGTTATTTTTGGGGTTACTAATGCCATATCATCAGGCATACAAGCTTTTATCGAATATGACAAACAATTTGTAAAATTACAACAGGTCACAGGCCAATCTGCCGCAGGACTAAAAACTCTAGCTGATACTATTACTAGTTTATCAACCCAGTTTGGTGTTGCGTCATCAGATATAACAGAAGTAGCTTCTACTTTAGTACAGGCCGGTTTGACTGCTAAAGATACAGAAAAAGCACTCAAGGCTTTAACTCTTAGTTCTTTAGCTCCATCTTTTGACGATATGAATCAAACGGTAGAAGGTAGTATTGCTTTGATGAGACAGTTCGGTATTAGTGCAGGAGATTTGGAAAAAGCATTAGGTTCAGTTAACTCAGTAGCAGCTCAGTTTGCTGTAGAATCTAGTGATATTATTACTGCTATTCAGCGTACTGGTGGTGTGTTTGCCGCAGCAAGTAATGGTGTCAGTCAAGGTACGGACGCTTTAAATGAATTTATTGCTGTGTTTACTAGTGTACGAGCTACTACTCGTGAAAGCGCTGAAACTATCGCCACTGGTTTACGAACTATTTTTACTCGCGTACAACGAGGAAGCACAATCAATGCTCTTAAACAATTCGGAGTAGACTTAACAGACGCCGAGGGCAAATTCGTAGGAGCTTATAAGGCAGTAGAGCTATTGTCTAGTGGTCTTAGTAAATTAGATCCAAGAGATTTAAAGTTTTCACAAATAGTAGAAGAACTAGGCGGCTTCCGACAGATTGGTAAGGTTATCCCCCTTATTCAACAGTTTACAACTGCTCAAGAAGCATTAAAAGTAGCACAACGAGGACAAGGATCATTGGCATTAGATGCTGCTAAAGCACAAGAGTCTTTAGCTAATAAAGTTACTAAAGTAAAAGAAGAATTTTTTGCTTTGTTTAGAGAGATTGGTAGCTCTAAAGGTTTTCAAACTATGGTACGAGGAGCGCTTGATCTAACTAGTGCTTTAATCAAAGTTGCAGATAGCGTTAAAGGAATTATACCAGTACTAGGAGTATTAGCGGCATTTAAAGGAGCGTCTGCATTAACACAATTTGCTGCTGGATTTATAGGAGCAGCAAGACCAGGTAAAAAAAGTTCCGGAGGCATAATACGCAAATTTGCAACTGGAGGATTAGTTCCCGGAAGTGGAGAAGGAGATACCGTACCCGCTATGTTAAGTGCTGGAGAATTTGTAGTACGTAAACAGGCGGTAAAAGCAATAGGTGCTGCTAATCTTCATAGAATGAATAGATATGCTATTGGAGGATCAAGTAAAACAACAACAAAGAAAAAAAGAGCAGAGTGGAGTCCAGAACCAGCTGATATTCCATCGGATTTACCGACTGGAAGAAAAAAGAATTTTACTCACTTGCATTCTGCTCTGAGCATCAATATCCCCCCTGCTTTAAAAGCACTATCTAAAAAGAAAGACCAAGGAAATCTTAGTCTTTTATATACAAATATGGGATTAGATTTGCCAGCAAATTGGAATCTAAATTGGAATAAATCAAAAAAGGATAATTGGGGTGCTTTTTCAGATACATTAGGTAAATATATAGAAAGAAATCAGGTTTTTAAAACTCTTTTAGATAATAAAAAGAAATATAGATTTCATAAGCGCTCAAACAGTCCAGCATATGGTGTTCTGAATGAGAATTGGGATAACATTCGTAAAAAATTAGGTCAAAAAGTTAAAAATCAGAGTGGAAAATTTTTTGATACTGACCCTGAAGTTGGAACGATTCTTCCTAGATTACTAACACAGTCCGTTAATGAAACTCTTGGACAAAAATCTTCTAAAGCTAAGCAATTATTAAAGGGATTCAATGAAATTAGTGCCTATGCTGCAGGAAATACTCGTAGAGCGATTACCGGACCAATGAGAGAGGTATTGAGTAGGTCTAATAGACCCAGATCAAAGCTTCAACGTAAAAGTATAGGAGGTTTCCCATTAGTAGACGATCTTCCAAACGCCCTAGGCTCCATGCTTCCTGTACCAGGACTCAAACAGGGATCTCCATTATATGAGATTATAAAAAATAGAGGAGGGGCACTTGATTATGATAGAACATTACAGAGAACCCTAGGAGATAAGGCTTATAGTAGTGCTAAAACAGAGTCTCAAAAAGAAGCTGTATTAATGAAATTTTTTAGAGACCCATCAGCACGACTAAAAGATGCAAAAACAGCACGACTCACACAATTTGGTAAACAATTACAAGAACTAATCAAAAAAGGCGTAATATCTCCTAGAAGTCTTTCTATAATTTCTAAATCAAAAAGAGTTCCTGGAATAGCAGAGCATATTCATGAGCTATTTGGCATCCCTGTGCAAAATATGGTGTTTACAGAAGGAGGGTCTAAAACTCCGGCTCTTGAAGCTATGAGGTCTAAAGGTCCAAGAATCAATAGAGTATCAAAAAATCTAGGAGGATTAATTCAAAGATTTGGTATTGGTGGAACACCCAAAAGTTTGGAAGAAATGTTGCCCAGTGAAATTTTGAAAGAAGCTGATAGACTAGGAATATCTGGTGCCTTTACAACTAGAGATATTCTTAAGAAACGCAAAGCATTAAATCCACAAGAATCAGCAATTAAAAAGAAACTATTTGCTGATATTATGGCTGCCAGAGGAATAGAAGCTCAACAACTAGAAAAGAATTCAGCTTTAGCATCAAATAGGTCTGTTGCTGTTGTGGGTCTAACTGGAGAAAGAACATCTTCAGAGATTATGACAGCAGGAGCTAAAGATGATAGTGGAACATCAGTAAGAGGTGTGCCAGTTACATTACAAACAGGAGCCCTGCCTTCTGCAGTAGCAAAAAGAGTTCAAGCATTAATAAGGAACAGAATAGAAAGATTGGTAGCAGATGTTGGAACTCAAATAGCGAAGGCTGCTGGAACAACAGGAACAAGAAATAGAAAAGATATAAGAAGTATATCATCTAAAGATATAGAAGATATCGCTGGAGCTATTTTTGAAAGAGGCTTGGGTGCTGCTAATGTTAATTATGATCCATCAGCCATTGCTATAGACTTCCCATCTGGTTTAAATCCTAAAATAGCTAGTTTACTTGGTGTTGAACCTGGAGTAATGACTGATGCCACCAACAGAGCAACAAAATCGGCAGCTACAAGAAAAGTAACAGAAGGCCAATTTGATAGAGGTCGTTTAGAAGCAAGAGCAAGATTTGGACGATCTCAGTTTGCAAATGGTGGAGCTGTTGATACTTTAGAAAAATTTTATAAAGGAGAATCTTTAGTTGGTGGAGCGGCACTATCTCCAGAAAATAAGAAAAAGATGACATCAGAGCAAAGAAAAATTGCCGCATCACAATTAAAAGATCTAAGGTCTTTAAGATCAGCCGCTCCATCACAATTATACAGTGCAATATCGAGAACAGCTTTTGATTCAATGGCAGAACAGACTGGATTTAATAAAGATCCTAAAAACATAGCAACTTTGATAGGTAAAACATTTAAATCATCTAATTTATTATCTACTAGTAAAAATTTTGCTAAAGCTAAATTGTTTCTAGATAATGCAGAAAGAGGTGAAGATAATTGGGGTGCTATGTTGGATATTAGTACTAAGAAAAATACTAAGGGTGTTGATGTTGTTCAGAGATTATCAGGGAGAAAAATCGATAAAACAAAACAAGAGATCGATCCAAGAACCGGAAAAATGAAAACTTACTCTATGAAACCTCCAGAATCAGAGGAAGAGTTTACGTTATTTCCAGGATCCAAATTTAAAATTGAGTCTGCAAGATTCAATGAATTATTTGGAAATAAAAATCTTAGAATGAGTGTTCAACAATTTGCTTTTGGTGGAGGAGTAGATGGTCAGGCAAACTTTGAAGATATGAAGAAAAAAATATTAGAAAAATATCCACAAATTAATTTTAGAATCAGCAAGAGGAAAAGTACTCGTGGATTTGGCTATAATTTAATGGGAGGTTTAAAACAAGAAGGAGATAATGTTGGAAACTATAGCGATTTCAAACAACCATCTAATTTAAAAGATTTAGAAGCTGCTGCTGATGATATGGCTAATAATCTATTATATAAGTATGGTCCAAATATTGATCCATCATTATTAAAAAAATTACAGAAAACAAAGAGATTAGCAGCAGGAGGCTCCGTTCCTGCATTAGTTAGTAATGGTGAAGCCTATATCCCTCCAGATATTGCTAAAAGAATTGGTTCTAATACTTTATATAAAATGAATAGAGCCGATACTAATGGTATGACAGGTTTTTCTAATGGAGGTATCAGCATATTCAAGGGGCCGGGAAGCGGTACTAGCGACAGTATTCCTGCCAATTTACCAGTTGGTAGTTTTATACTAAGAGAAAAAGCAACTAAAGCATTAGGATTAAAATCTGGAGGAGCTGTTCAAAGGTTTGCTAGTGGAGGAAAACCAGAAAAGATGGCTGAGGCCGTCGCATCATTCGATCCTGTGACAAAATCAGCAGAAGAAGCAATCACCAAGCTTAATGCTGGTTTTACTAAGTTATTTAATGAATTAGTTAAAAAGGCTGAGGATGCTATCGGTGGGCCATTATCTACTTCTCAAAGAGAAAGTATAGCTAAAAAAGCACAAACTAACATACTTAAAGATTCTACATCTGGCATGGCTCCCGAACAGGCTACAGAAGTTCTTAACAGAGTAAAGGCTATGCAAGCCTCAACAGGTATATCTACCGGACCTGTTGCTTTTGCTACAATAAATAAGGCTGAAACAGGAGATCAAAAAGCTGCCAACATGGTTGCTGATGCTCAAGAGAAACAAGTAGCAGCAATAGTAAAACAAATTAGAAGTATAGATAAAAATATATCGATTTCTGATGCCAAAGCTGCCGCTGAAAGAAGAGTGGCAGATGCTTGGGGTGGCTTATATAGACGAACAAAAACGGCTGAACAAAGCTCGTCTTTATTATCTAGAGCTATGGATAGTACTAGAGCAGCTATGAATAAAGCTCAAATGGCTATGGCTAAGCTTGATCAATCAGGTTTTAGTAGAGGTATGAGAGGTGTGGTTGGGGGTAATGTTGGTTTTTATGGTAGTATGGCAGTGGGTATGTTGGCTGGTCAAGGTGAAAGTTTTTTTGGCAAGAAAGATACTAATATTAATAATGCATCAAATGTCGCAGGATTTGAGGCTGGAGCGTCTACTTTTGCCACAGGAATAGCAACAGCTAGTTCATTAGCTGTTATACCTGGTGTTGGTCCGTTTATAGCGGCAATAGTTCTTGGTACGACCGCGATAAAAGCATGGGTGGACGGAGTAAAAGCCGCTACAGAAGCTGCGTTAGAATTTGCTCTAAGAGAATCTAATAGAAAAGCAGAAAACTCTAGCGAAGCATTAGGTAAAGCTTTGGATAATTTATCCAAAGATGTTAATAATGTTGATCTACAAAATTTAGTTAATACTAAATTACAAGAAAATATCAAAGATAATAATGAAGTATTTAATAATACATTTAATACTGTACGTAATCAAGTTATAGACCGTAAAAAATCGGAGAGAACTTGGATGGAATGGGCTGGGGAATCCAGTGTTATTGCTCCAATGCTAGGCGAGGGAGATACTACATTTAAACCAGAGTCTGTGAATAGTTTTTCTTTAACAGGCAAAGATTATGAGACTATGGCGAAAGATTTGGCTCCAAAGTATCAAGAAGCTAATAGAGCAGCTATGGTCAATGTGGAGCGGGCTCTTCGTTCTGGTGTGGCCTTAAGTGGTCAAGAAGGAAAAGATTTAGCTACGGCACCGGAATATGCTAATGAAAGAATGGCCATAGTAGGATCTGATAGAGAAGCATTAGAAAAAATACTACCTTTAATGGCTAGGGAAGAAGAACTTAGAAAGTCTGGTAACGAAGCAGCAGCAAATCAAAAGCTAAGAGATAGAGAAGCTATTATTTCTGAGAGGATAAGAAACAATGCTTCTATCCAAGCGGCTAAAAAATCTATAGAATTAGCTAAAGCTATGGAAGAGGCCAATAGGGCAGGTAGACAATTAGCTCTTAGTTTTAATCAATTATATGACACTATCGGTCAGTCTATAAATAGAATACAGTTTGAATCTAAAGCTAGACAGCAAGCCACCGCATCAAGCGTTAATGCTCTTAGAGGAAATGCTAGTATCGAAGAACTTGATTCAAAAGCCATTAATGTATTAGAAAATCCATTAGCATATAAAAATGATCCTAAAGCGTTTAGATCAGCAGCAGATAGTGCTGCAAATATGCTAGGAGGTAAGCAAGGTCAAATGCTACGAGGAGCTGCAATAGCTTCTGTGGAACTTCCTGACAAAATGACTAATGCTATTGCTGAGAAGCTAAAGAATAATAAAAATTTGGAATTAGATGGCAAATCAGGAGCCGAAGCTGCCGCCGACATAGCAAAAGAAACCGGTATACAAGAGATAAAAAATCTTAATCTTCCTCCAGAAGTGACCTCTCAATTAATCAAACAGCTTGAGGCTAATATTAATAGTAGTCAAGAACAACTTAATAAGGATATGCAGGAGTCCGGAGGAGATCAACAAGCCGCATTAGATAAGTTTATTGATTCTATAAGAGATACTAGTAAATCTCTGGGAGAAATCGGAGCACGAGCAGTAGCAGAGAGCGTTGCCTTGCTAAAAGAAAGACAAAGAGCATTTAATCAATTCATCGAAAATGTTCAAGAAGCAGCAAAAGCGGCTAAATTAGCTGAAAATTATTTTAAGAGCGCTGATAAGATTAGATATCGCGGAAGTATGGATCTTAGAGAAGCACAAACTGGTGTGGGAGAAAGCTTTGATGAAGCTAAGGCTAGATTTGATCAAGAAGTAGGAGCATTAACTGGTGGTATTACTGATCCGACCGCTATTCGTCAAAGTATACAAAATCTAGAAAAACAAAGAGAGCAACAGCAAGAAGATCTTAAAAAAGCTAATGATGCCGGAGACGTTGACGAAGCCAAAAAACTAACGACAAATTTAACTGCTACTAATACTGCTCTTAATAATAACAGAGAAGCACTAGATAAATTAGCAGATAGTGCTGAATTAGCTCAAAAAGCTTTAGATGAAGTTAAAAATATCAAAGGACTACAACAAGGTCGTGAAGACTTTGTGAATAAGTTATTAACTAGTACGCCTGAAGAGATGGAAAATCTTAATAATGCAATGGTAAGATTACAAAGAAATCTATCTGGCGGATTAAATAATCCCGATAACCAAAGAGATGCTCGTAAAGCTTTTAACGAGACTCTTAGACGTACTGGTAGCGTCAGAGAAGCTTCCAAAGCAGGCAATACTGTATTAGCCGATCAGCGTAAAGAAACACTGGGACTAATGCAAGATCCTAACTTTAGAGCCATGCTTAGATTAAACATGAAAAATCAGCAGGGAATGTCTGATGTTGATATTGATCAGAGATTTAGACAGCAAGAAGCTACTCTTATGACTCAAATGGCTAGAGAGAGCGGACTTAGTGGCAACCCAATGGTACAACAAGCCATAGCAGCCAAAATGGATCCTAATGCTGATCCGGCAATGAAAAGAGCTTCCGAACAATTTTTGCAAACTGTTGGTTTACAAGCAAAAGCAACAGAAGAACAAGGTCGCTTAGAATTAGCTAATGCCCAAAGACTACTTACTACAGCAACAGACGATTTGAATTTGAGTATTAAAAATCTAACAGATACTATTAATGCTAGTATGGGCTTGGATGTTGGCGCTAAAGGTGCTCCTGCTGGTATGGTAGCTCTAAATTATGGAATACCTAAGCCGATGGCTCCTATGATGGTTTCTAAGGGAGCTTTAGTTGATTTTAGTCCTAGGGGCAGTGATACCGTACCAGCCATGTTAACTCCCGGCGAATATGTTATTAATGCTAATGCTACAGCAAAACACTTACCACTATTAGAGGCTATAAATAGTAATAAATACTCTAAAGGTGAAGAAGTATCTTATTTAGCTGATGGTGGTTCGGTTCCTAAAAATCCTCGTGAAGCTATAAGAGCAGAAAATCGTAAAAGATTTGAGCAAAGAAAAACAATGATGGCTCAAAGACGATCTCAGGTTCAATCTCAAAAAGAAGCTAGATTACCAACAGTAGAAGAAAAACAACAAAGACAACTAGAAGCTAAAAATAGGGCTGATTGGGCATCTAGTATGAATAATCCAAATAATGCTCCGTATCCTGGAAAAGGTAATGTTGACGCTATAAGAAATCAAATGAGTGATTTTAGAGGTAGAGCAAAAGCAGAAATCGATAGACTTATAAAAGAAGAAAAGCTATCGGAAGCTGAAGCTCTAGATAGAATTATCGCCAGTGAAAATAATAAATTATATACTCCAGACTTATTTTCTCCAGAAGATAATATTAATGTTAATTTTGAAAGACATGAGAGAGAAGGTCGTCATACCAGTCCTTATGGAAATAAATTTGAGCGTTCTTGGAATACAGAACACAATAGAGAAACAGCAAGAAGAATGCTAGACTCTAATAAAGATGGCAAAGTAGATGAATTTGAAGAATTACCAAATGGTATATTATCAGGAAAAGATAAATTAGACGAAGCCTGGATGGTAGAAGATGCACTAGGAAAAAAATACGATTCTACTAAAGGAGAGTGGATAGGCACATATGTAGGTAAAGATCCACTTACCCAGATGACTGTAACACCAGGAGAAGCAACAAGAGCTTGGATGGGTGGAGAATTAGAAGATTTTAGAAAACAAAAATGGCCCTATCTATACCAAAAGCCAGACATTGCTCGTCAACAAGAACTGGAAACAAAATCAGAAGAACTTAAAAAAAGAGCAACAGAATCAGATAGTGAATATAAAACTATAATTAAAAAGAGAGAGGATGAAGTACAATCTTTTATTGGTGACGCAAGATCAAAAGCGGCGGCCAGACAAAAAGCTGATGAAGACGCTAGAACTAGAAATAATCCACGCACAGGAAAACCATTTAGAGATGCTGCTGAAGAGGCCGGATATAAAGCAGGACAAAGAAGGATGGAGGCTATTAGACAATCTGCTGGTAAAAAACCAACAGAAACAGCCAAAACAACACCTTCTGCTCCGATCCCCGCCGTGATAGATACAAAATCATCTGCTATAAAAGCCACAGATCCAGTAGCGCCCACAGCAAAACCGGCCACCCCCACAGCTAATGCTAGCAATCAATCGGTTCGTGATCAATATAATAGTATGATTAAAGAAGCTGATGCTATTGAGTCTAAAGGCTCTAGAAATCCTTTGGTCGCTGCATCTAAAGCTGGTGCTAAGAGAGCTGCTGCTGATAGATTATTGAGAGAGCAATCAGCGTCTGACAATACAGGAACGGGAATAACGCCGGGGGTTAAGCCATTACAATCAGAACAACCAACAGCCTCAAATGCAGCAGCAATGGCACAAGTGCAAGCCTCTGAAGCTAAAATATCCGAACAAATTAAGGCTCAAGCAAAAGCACAAGCTCAACAAGTCGAAAAACAAAAACAACAAGCAGCAGAAGAAGAGCAAAAACGTCAGGGTCAATGGATTAATAGTAGCAATTGGCTAGTATCCGGGTTGGGTTATGTTGGCGGAGTTGGAGAGGCAACAGGTCGTGCTGCTTATGGAGCCGCTAATGTAGCAGCCGGAGTTGGTGCTGCTGCTTTTGGTGCAGCTATAGGATTAGGCATGGATACTGTGTCTGGAGAGTCAGAAAGAACAAAAAGACTAACGGAACAAACTAGAGTCATTCAGGAAAAACAAGCAAAAGCAGGAGTATTAGGACCCAAGGGAACAGACCAAAATGCCGCATTAGCACAAGCCCAAAAATCTGATTATAAAGGAGAATCAGCAGCAGCGGCTGGAGCCTCTGTTGGATTACAAGCTATGGCACAAGGAGGATATAGCCTCGTAGAATTAGGACAAGCATTAGCTGGTCAAGGTCCTATACAATCTGGTGAACAAACCGCTTTACAAAAAGGAGATGCTGAAAGAGTTAATATTGCTAGAGAAGGTTTTGGAGAAACCGGCGCTTTTGTTACAGAATTTGGCCAAACTGTTGGTTTTGCTGCTAGTCAAGGGGCCCAAATGGCTGCTGGTGCAGGATTATCTACTGGGACTTCAGTACTAGGTAAAGCAGCTAAAGGATTTAGTATGATAGACAACGCTCTTGCTAATCCTGGCAGCATAGTTTCCGGAGCTGCTAAAGTAGCCGGAAAAGTTGATGATGTAGTTAATGCTGGCCGAGGAGCCAGAGCAATCAATTCTATAGCCAACCCTGTGGGGTCTGTCGTTTCTTCTGTAGCTAAACCGATTGGCAATTTCTTATATGACATAGGCAAACAAACTGGTATTAATTCAGCACTAGATCAAGCAGCATCATTCGCTAACAATTTAGACATACCATTTAGAGGACGTTCAGCCAGAGGAGCTAAAGGTCTTGATGCTTTTGAAAGATCCGGCACAATGCCCGGAGGAAACCTTAAAGGAGGATTATCAAGAGCAAGAGTTATAATGGATCCTGATAGAGTATCAGCAGCTAGCAATAATAGGACAAATTTTGTTAAAAAACAATTAGACAAAATGAGACAACCAGGAGCAGCAAACTTCAGCACAGGAAAACCTGGTGAGGCATGGACTGTTCCGCCAAGAACAGGACAGATTGACGATTACACCATTTCTTCTCAACCATTAAGTGCAGCAGATGCGGCGGTACAAAAACAGGTAGACGATATTTTAGCACAAAATTCTAGAAATAAACCTAAAAGACAAGCAACTCCCGATGTTGATAACGCTCAAACAAAAGCTAAACAAGATACTGAGATGAGAGCAAAAGAAAAACAAGCAGCTGAACAAAAAACAAAAGCAGATCCAGCCACACTAACAGTTGATAGAAATGCTAAGAAAGCTGGGGAGGGAATTAAACCGAATACTTCTAGTGTTGATGCTCCAGCAATAACCAGGACCAGAGAGTCTCTAATAACACAACTATCCCGTAAAGAAGCAACAATATATGATATTATGGGAGTTAAGCCAGGAACAGCTATTAGTTTAGATGATATAAAATCATTCAAAGGACAAGGAAGCAAATGGCTACATTCTGACTTGCCGATAAATAGAGATTTAGATCCTGGGCTACAGACGAAATTTAATAGAATGCTAGAATTAGCATCTGACGAAAAAGCTTTAGAGTCTTATAATAAGGGTCTGAAAAAAGGATATTCGCATACAGACTTAATTGATACTTGGAGAGGAGGAAATACGTTTAATGTTAAAGAACTGTCTCGTCGTAGACCAGACTTAGCTCCATCTAACAAAACCAAAGCTACTATACAACAGAAACCAAAAACACAGGCCGCTTCGAAGGTAACCAATGTAACTTCTGAAGCTTTAGAAAAAGCAAGAAGAGAAGCTGAAGGATTAAGATTTAGAGATAATGTATCTTCAAAAGAATATACTCGATATTTACAAGAGTGGGACGAATTAATGGATATTGGAGTACCAAATGATTATAGAACATACGGAGGTGGCTCAGGAGCAACAAAAAATGCGCGATCTGTTTCTAGAAAGCTTGAAGAAGTAGCATTATCTAGTCATGAGGCTAGGATGGCATCTGGGAATTCACCAAAGATAAGTAGTGGTGTAGGTCTTTCCAGATCGCATAGTTTGTATGGGACAAATGAGTATATTAACGATTACGTGCCTTATACAGTAAGAGAATCTAAAACCTTTGGTGTTGTTGAACAAAAACTAGCCGGAGACACCAATAGAAAAATGTTTCAAGTTTATGGGGACGACCCTTCCGGCAGGAGACGTGGAACTATATTATATAGTATACCATTAGAAGAAGCCCAAAAACTAGGCTTAATTGATAAGCTAAAACAAAAAAAATACACTCCTTTTGCTAAAGGAGGAATAGTATATGCTAATAACGGAGCGCTAATATCGGCACAAAATCAAAGTACAGACACCGTTCCGGCTATGTTAACTCCTGGTGAATTCGTGGTTAATCGTCAAGCGACTCAACAACATATGCCCATACTAAACGCTATTAATAGTGGCTATTATAATCAGGGAGGCATTGTACAGTATTTGGCTAATGGTGGTTTAGTTAGTCCTCCTAAATATTATGCTGAAGGTGGGATGGCAAGAGGTTCAGCTTCTAGTGGTGTATCTAGTAGTATTGGTGTCGATACTAATGGTATAGCGTCCGCAGTAGCCGGTTTACAGAAAACGGTCAATGACCTAATGTCTACTATTCCGGCTATGTCAGAGGTGGCAGGCAGTATTGGTAGCGCAGTTGGATCATTTGTGGAAGGAGGCACACAGGTTGCTCAAAATATGGCTGATACAAGCAGTAGATTTCAAACAGTGGCTGATAATATAAGAGACACTAAGGTAGAATACAACGTTACCGGCCAAGTCAATACCACAGTACAAGGCAAATTAGAGGCACCTATAGATAGTCATCAAATCAGTAGTCTAAATCAATTTGCTTCACAAGCAGCAAACGATAGAGTTACATCCGCAGTAAGCAATATGAATAGAGGAGTAGGTCAACTAGGAGAAGGCATATTCGGTCCAGATATTAGTAGTGTGATGCGTGGGTAGTAATACTTTTAAAGGCAAGAATAAATTATTATGAATAATAAAATCACAAAAATCTTTGATAATATTGGTTTTACGTTTGTAACTAAAGACAATAACTTTAGTAAGCATGCCATTATTAATGGGTTTAATTACTTATCTTCTAATCACATAGGATATTATATTCCTTATCTAGCCCGTAATGTGCAAAATCAACAGATAGAAACGGGCGTGGGAGAGGTATGTTTTAATAACGAAGGAGAGATAGTTGTTACCAGAGTCAAGATAGCTTATAGTTCTAATAATAATGCTCCTGTAAACTTTAATAATACATCAGATAAAAATGAATTTTATTTATTTGCTAATCAACAAATTTTTGACGCCTCTATACACAATACTATTGTACTAGATAAAGATTATAAAGCTAATTCGGTCAAGTCACTCTACCTAGCAGACTGCACCAATCAAGATATTAATTTATCGTTACCATCTGCTTCTGTAGCGTCTAATATTGTAGTAGAATGTAAAGTTATAGGATCAGGTAATCATCATCTATTGGTTAGAGATTCTGATAATAGTGTTGTAGCAAATTTGACACTTAATGAATATATAAAGATTGCTAGTGATGGTAAACAATGGATAGTTGTAGATCATAAGACAGAGTCGAATATTATAGTTGGAACACAGTCGTCATTTGACGGCTCTGAAACCGTTTTGCAAACCATGAGCAACCCTCAAGGAGATGACCAGTCTTTACAATATAAAAGTGGTAATGATTTATTAGGATCAGAAGCTTATTGGGATTCGTTAAATGATCGTATGCTTATTGGCAGCGACAGTATTTCTGATGCAAATATTATACTTCCCTCATCTGGTAATACCATATTTAATAACAGTAAAAGCAATGGAGATTTTATAGTTTATGGTAGTGGCAATAGAAATCTATTTTTTGCCTATGATGGTAGATTAGGCATTAATATACCTTCTGGTGCTAGACCATCAACTATTTTCCATGTTGTTAATAACATTTGTCAAGAAGGTTTTAGATTAGAAAATCGTAATAGTTGTCACCCAGCTAATATGACCTTATATCATAAGCCGTCATCAACTATACTACCTAATAGTGTTGTAGGACAAATAAACTTATCAGCTAAAGACAGCAATAATAATAAAACAGACTATGTATCTTTAGAAGCCAGGGCTGTAGATCTTAACAGTCCAAAAGGCGCTTTAGATATAAATGTACGATCTAATAATACAGATATTAATATATTTGCGGCCGATCCTAGTAGTGTTAAAGTCGGTTATAGCGGTATTAATTTATCTATAAACAATAGTACTAATTTAGTTCAATTAAACAATTCATCTAGTTCTATTAATTTAGGATCAAGCTTAACAACAGTTAGTAGTAATTCTATTTCTCTTCAAGGATCGAATATCTCTATTGGTAGTGGTCAATCTAATACTAATATACCAGGATCATTAATAGCTAATTCAATATCATCAGCAAATATTCAATCTACTACTATGGTAGTACCAAATATAGCCCCAAGCAGCATATTAATAGTAGATGCTAATAATCAAATAGTAGGCAGTAATACTTTATCAGCTAATAATCTAGGCACCATATCACTGCCGATTCCTGCTAATAGGTTTTTAACCACAGCCGCAAATGGCGCTATTACAGGCATCTATAATTTAGACGACTACTTCTTAACAGAAGAAGATATTATTTGGAATAAATATACCCCTAAATTAGCCTCGGTATGTTTAAGGCAAATAACATTCAACAACCCTGTACCGTCTACAGAATTTGTTGTTGGAGATCAAGTAGTTATTTCATCTTATGATGGAAATTTTTATCGTACAATAGTAGAAGTAGACTCTGCAACTGATCAAATTACTGGATTATTATTAGATCAAATCGTTACGCAAAATACTGTGGCAGAAGTTACGGTCTTGTCTATTACACAGGCCGGGTTTTTGTCTATGAGCAAAAAAGTAGACAATGGAATTGCTTCGGATGCTAGTCAAAATATTCTAAGCATACGACCATTAACTAATACTGTTTTTAATAACAGGCGAAAAGATATTGATTTTACGGTATATGGTATTGATTCTCAGCCAGCTCTTAATATTAAGGCTAATGTTGGAAGATTAAGTTTTCAGTCTGGAGAATACGCCCCTTTTGCTACCACAGAATCCGATGTTTTTCCTATACTAATAAATTCTAGCGGCATAGGCTTATCCAACACCTTTTCTTCTGCTAATTTTAATTATAGTAGTAATAATACTAATTTATTTAGCGGTATAGTATCTGATGTTGGTTCTAATGGTAGGCCTTCTTATTACGGTACTTATGATCAAAACGGTAATGCTTCAGAATGGGTGGAAAAACCATCTGTGATAGAATCTAGAGACATTCAAGAATTTGTTTGTGGTGGTTCATATATCACTCCAATATCTGCCGTAGGATCATCACCAATAGGCTCTAGTGGTCTTAAACACATAGAATCATTGGTTAGAGGATCAGGGTATAATTATGTTGGTTTTAGAATTGCGTCTTTATTTAATATTACCGATTCATCTACGATTACTAGTGCTAACAGTTTGGGATTGTCTTTTGTTAATATTTCTGACCCTCAAAATAAGCAGGATGATTCTACAACATATCTTAAGCTTAATGACTCATATTCTCCGGTTATTATTAATGATTTGGGTGTTGTGCCTAATACATACAGAATAGGCAGACACGAAATAACTAATCGTCAATATTGTATATTTTTAAATGCTGTTGCACAAGTTAATGATAGAGGATTATATGATGCCCGAATGGCCTCAGCTATTCAGGGTGGCATAGTCAGAGTTCAAGATGATAATAATGAGTATGTGTATACTACAAAACCGACGATGAACAATAAACCAGTTCTATTTGTTAGTTATATTAGTTGTATTAGATTTATTAATTGGTTGCATAATGGAGCTAATTTAAACTTATTAGAAGAGAATATAGATTATAATCTTGACATTGGCGCATATAATATACTATATATTGGAGATTTATCATATAATATAGTTAAAACTTCATATAGAAAATATTGGTTACCAAATCTTAATGAATGGCATAAAGCTGCTTATTATTCTCCGGTAGATACTTTGTCTACAAGAGGAACATCTGCGGTAACAGTTAAAAGAAACGAACCCTTTTTAGTAGCATCAGGCATAGAAGATACTTCAAAGCAGCCGACTTCTTTATTTGCTAATTTAAGTGTTAGCGGATGGTTATATGTGGATCATATCATAGTTGGCGACGGTACTATCAGATCTCCAAGAAAATTTACAAAGATAACACAACCAACAGAAGAGGAGACAACAGGTCAGGTTGAGGTCGCTTCTACCGGCACTATTGTGGTGGCGAGAACCAATTTACAACCACAATGGAATAATCCCAATGCTATTGTTTATGAAGACCATGTGAGCTGTGTATCAGATGGCTGTTCATTTAACGCTAAGCCCCTAAGATTAGATCAAGACGTTCTTGCTTTATGTTCCGATCAAGATTTAATTGATAGTAATAATACTCCTTGGTGGTGTGATAATCCTAACAATGGTCCAACATGGTTTAATTAATAGGAAATAATTATGAGTAATGAATGGTATACAATACTTGGTCCCGAAGATTGGGACGGCGTCCAAATCAACACAGGTAACAAAAAGGTTGACGGTAAATACTTTAATATTTTAGGAGATAAAAACGTACAACTGTCTGCTAGCGGTATTATGTGGTTAGTTGGTGGTTCTGGCATTCGACTAATTAGTGCGGGTCCAGTGGATATTAGTGGTGTTCGTGCTCATGATGCGCATGCTATTCGTTATCATAGAATAGATTATAGTGGAAACGTAGTTCCTTTATATTCAGGTCCTAATGGAGCTATTGCATATAAAGTTGATGATGAAAATATAGCTGGTATACCAGGAAATTTATTAACATATGATACTAGTATTAATAAATTAACTATGCCTTCTCAGCCCTTCGGAGCATTAGGAATACCATCAGGAGACTCTAAGGCTTTGTCTGTTTTTACTCCATTACAGTTCATTCCCGCAACAGTATTCGGATCAGGAGAGTCCGCAATAACTATTCCTGCAAAAGTAGAAGTAGACAGTACTGCTATTTTTAAGCAAAAAATACAAATATATCCTAATTTAGCAGGTTATAAAGATAGTATCCTAACACATATGGGCAAAGATGAGCCCGCAGAATGGAGACCAGCCCCATATCTTAAAGCTGACGGAGTATTGTGGAATAGGTATCCTAAGAGACCAGTAAAATTTGATCAAGATAATAACACTATGATATTTTATCTAAATAAACCTGACTGGTCTCAAGATTGGGTGGATGCCCCAACGATTGAAAAATTAGATATTGAATTGGGCGATGGTAAAGATACAATTGAAATCTTAAGAGATGACGACAGACGTATTGGATATGTCAAGTTTGCCGTACAAATTAGATATATTGCAGATGATACCGACCCAGATATTACCACTCCTATAAAGTTTTTGTATGAATCAGTACAATTTAAAGATCCTTATGATCCATTAGGACCTCTCCAAGAGGGTCTGGCCGTTAAACTATGTCCTACGAATCCTATTAATGCAACATGGTCCGGAAGTAATAATACCGGATCTCCTATCGGTTTTGGTAATGGTTATGCTTGGTCAGTCAATCGCGGAGCATATTTAGATATGCAGCTTGGTAAAGACGCTAAATATAGATTTAATTGTGTGAATCCAAATGATCCTGCAACAGTTCCTGCTAATCCAGAAGAAAGTCCAGTATTTACATTTAAGCCTAGTACTATGAATACTATTAGTATTAGACCAAATGTTAATACATCATTTAATAAATTAGGTGAAAATATTGATTTTATTATATACGGAGAAACCAAAACTCCATTTAATAATTATGATAGTATTTTTGATCTTGATGAAACCAATACTCCTTCCGGACTTATTCCTGCTTTGAGGATTCATGCTAATACTCCTAATGCTGTGAGTGGTTCTATTGCTTCTGGTGTTATATTTAGCAAGTATATCGATAGATCCAGAGTTACTCCTACAGGATGGGGTTTCGACACTAATGCTAAAATAACTATTAATACTAATAATCCATATATTATTGATTCTATACCATCGGGCACTGGTGTTGTTGGTACGGGATATATAAGCCATTATGCAGATGTGACTATCAATTCTGTATTATATAGTAAAGGTATTATTGCTGATGCTATGTATTTGAGACCTAAGCCATTAGACAATAATCAGGGAGAATATATTGCTAATGCCTTATTAACATTAGACAGATCGGGCAAAATTGTTTCAAGAATACCAAAAACAAATGCTACTGTATCGGGTAAGCCCACGAACGTTCGACTAGATCCGGGTCATCAAAACGGCATAGGCAACGGAGAAGCTTCTATAGTCTGGTCAGCCCCAACATCAGATGGTGGAGAAAAAGTTATAGCATATCTAATACAGTTTTCTATAAATAACGGAGAGTCTTGGACAGACATACCTAATAACCTATATGGCGTATATTCAGCCTCCCCAACTACGCTATCTGCAACAATTACAGGCTTATCGCCACTAGTAGAATATAGATTCAGAATTGCCGCACAAAATACGGTTGGTGTTGGCAATTATTCTGATCCTTCTAGTGTAATCATTGTAGGAAGTTCTGTTCCTAAAGCTCCGCCGAACTTTTTGGCTAGTAGGGCGTTCGATGAAACAGAATTTTCTAATATCCAACTAACATGGCAACAGCCACAAGCAGGATCAGACGGAATTATACTAGGATATACTATAGAGGAATCAATTGATAACGGAAATACTTGGTACTGGTATAATGAACCAAACGCCCTAATCACAGAAGTTGGAGAATTGATAACTGGATCAGTTTCTACTTTAGATTATTATTATAGAGTATCTGCATGGAATAATAATGGTCAAGGAGCATTTGCTTATCTAAAATCATCTAGTAATATTATTATAGAAGTTGATCCAGAAGAAGAGAAAAAAGAAGAAGATAAACGTAATGACGTATTAAGCAATTGGGACTTTGGATCAGTACTATTCACAGGAGTATGTCAATTATGAAGCTACTATTAAAAAGAGATTCTACAGGAACCGGATTCCCTAGTCCTGATCAATTAGAGGTTGGAGAATTGATTATGAATAGCGTAACTGGTAAATTATATACTAAAATTACAGACGGATCTATTATAGAATTTATCGGTCAAAAAATTTGTTTTGATCCTTTGCCTACTATAGATTTATATTATGAGAATACTCTTATTTCTAACGATAATATTAATAATTTTTGTTGTTCTGGTGGAATTCTAGTATTTGTGGTATCTCCTTTAAAAGTTGATCCTCATGAATACTCCTTTGAATTAACAGAATTAACAAATAATTCGAATCCTTCTGATATTAGTGTTCAAATCCCAACATACGCTGATTATTCTATGACTATACCTCCGAATACTAATGGAGGCAATATCTCTCCTCAGACTAGAACAGTGCGTAAAGCAACCGTTCCTATTAATTTAAGCATAAATAATAATCAAAATGATATCAGTATTTTTAAGTTTGCGGTGTCTTCTAAAACCGATAATAAAAGATTATTAGAAAAAATTATTATCTTAAAATGCTTGTCTACTAATGTATAATGAAAAGATAAATTTATGATAAAAACTATTACGTATAGCTTAGAAGAAGGAGAAAAAGGGTTTATTTTGCCCTTTACTCTTCCGTCAGGAAACAGCATAGCTTCCAAAGATCAATATATATTAACTTTTGATGCTCCTGTATCTTTACCCACAGACCCTCCTGCTACTGTTTCATTTGAACCTTCTAATGGTTCCTATGTTGTTTTTGGTAGACAGAATTTAGCCCCAAAAGCTTTTGTTAAAATAAGATCCCTGCACCGAGCCGAGACTAAAACATTAATTAGATTAACTATAAAAGATGTATTAAATACTATTCTATATCGTGATTATATAATGATTGTTTGTGTGCCTCAGTCGATTACAGAATTATCAGCTACTTTATTGCCTAATAATAGTCCTAATAGTATTGGTCCAAAAGGAGGCTCAATTGTTAGATTAAATACTGTTACTAATGGTAATCTATCAGGAAATACTTCTCAACTAGATGTTGGTATGACAGTTAAAGGTCCTGGTATACCAATAAACGATAATTATTATATTGTCACTATTGTTAATGCTACAGACGTTGAGCTAAATAAAGCTATTATAATTTCTACTAATATTAGTAGTACGGGCACATTTCAGTTTATTAGACAAACAGGATGTGTTGATCCAAATACACTATTGAAACGATCTGTGATATCTTCTTATCTGGTATTAGACCAATCTAATAATTGGACATATATAGCTAACAATAAATTAATTACTAGATTTGTACCTTTTGATATTGACCAAAATTCAGATACTGTTATATTATTGCCAATTAAAAATTCTTCATTATTATTGTCTTATAATGACCCTATACCTGTTCCAGATGTGAGTATTATTAAGTTGGGCGGAAGAGTAATGCGGGACTCTGTGTGTGCTTCTCAAGCAATATCGTAATAAAGACCATTGGTTAGATCTAATGGTGTAATTAGTAATATAAATTCAATTATAAGGGAGCTGTAATCAGTTTTTTATGATTATAAATAGCCAATTTTTTATCACATACTATACTGGCAAAGAGCCATTAAAACTAAAAGAAGTTCCCGCTTCTCTACAACCAGGATCTACTCAGAGAGTAGAATATGATCGCTTTATTCAGTCTGTCGATACTATATATGGTAGTCAAAAATTAGATGGCACGATACCTAAATTTTGGACACAAAGAACACAAATTGTTGATGCTTTAGGAAATGCTCAGTACTACTATACTCCTCATCCAGATTCTGATTTAACACAACTAGATTCAAAATCAGCATATTACTTTATTGTTAGAGAAGACAGCGCTATTCCATTACGTATTCCTGCTATAGGAGGATTATTATTAGGATTTACTGATGCCAGAGTATTACCTGTGGTTATTCCTAGTAGTGTTATAGGCACAGGATTAACTACTCAGTATAAATATACTTTTGCTCCTAAAATTGAAAATCTTCAGCCCTATGAAGAATATAAATATGAATTTAAAACAGTGTCTTCTAACTGGCCGGTCAGTATCAATAATATATCTGGAATAATTAAACCAGCATCATCTACTACCATATTAGATGCGTCGATAGGATTTTGTCCTACCACTGGTAATTGCGATACTAATATTCTTCCATATAAACTTCCTCCAGTATGTTCTTTGTCTAGTTCTAATGATAAGTCTATTACTATGCAATTATCTATTTCTCCGTCTTCATATGAAGGCCCAGAAGTGCTAAGTAATCAGTTTACGATAGAATGCAAAGATTGTTTACCAAGAGCTTCTGTTTCTATTGCAGGACCAGAAATTACAGAAATAAGAGAATCAGAAGACGATAATGCCGACTTACCCAACTATCCATTCTCACTAAGCTTTACTAACTTGGAGATTGAAAAAACATATAACTACAATATTAATGTAGTAAAAGCAGATTGGCCCGTAGTTTTTGCTGCTCCCACTAGTGGAACTATTAAGCTGAGATCTTCTACTGATATTCCATTTATTGGAGGTAAGATAGTTTTTTGTCCTACTACAGGACTATGTCCACCAAATCAAAATGGGGTGCCTAACTATTCTGTACCTAATTATCCTAAGTTCTTAACAGGTTCCGCCATTTATAGCGTTATATTGCAGGCATCATTAACTAAAATTGATTGTAATTCAGAAACCATTTATAGTAAACCCATAAACATTCGTTATATCAACTAATTAGGAATAATATGAAACCATCAGGCGTTAAACTAGAATACAAAGGCCTCATTAGAAAACTAGACTATCAGTATCAAATAGAAAGCCTAGGAGGCAATTGGCCTATTGTAGTTGTGCCGTCATCGGGAGTATTTGTAGCATCTTCGAAAACGGGAGTAATAGACGCTCAAGTTCTGTTTTGTTCTGATGCTTCGGTTTGTTCTGACTCTAATACCGATGTTATGGACTATAATATTAATTATAGTTCTATGATCAATAATAATAATTTATTCACTATACTCAGAGCTAAAATTTTTGAAAAAGGCACTAATGGATCTGATGCTGTTTTTTCTAAAGAAAAATTAGTGGAGTGTCAGGAATGTATAAGTCAGCCTATTGTAAATATTCCAACATTCTTATCTCTGAATAAAATTAATGATGATGATAATGATATTACTACTAGTGAATTTGATATTAGAATTTCAAATTTAAAATCCAATGAATGGAGAAATATCAAATACAACTATACGATTACTAACGAGTACAGCAATTGGCCGGTATCGGTTTTTCCTGTAAGCGGAACTATCATTGCTAATACAGACACTATAAGCATACCAACTAAGATTAAATTTTCTAAAAATGTTATTGGCGATTTGCCATATACAGAGATTGATGGAGGAAACTCTTCGTCTTTTAGCATATTAACTCCAACCGGAGTAACATCTGAATTTACTTTTATAAATAGTGATGAGTCAAAAGATATGATGGCAATACTACGAGTGTCCGTTGAATCGTATGCTTCTTTTGAACCAGTTTATCACAGTAATCCCATGATAGTTAGATGTGACAACTGTATTGTTGACCCATACCTTACACTAACAGCTATTGCTTCAAATAATTCTTTTGATCGTGAAGCAGAAGAACTAACACCTTTTATAGTTAAATTAAAAAACTTGCCAACTAATATAGAATGTACATATGAATTACGAGCATTGAGATCTGATTGGCCATTTATTGTTATACCAGATACACAAAATATAACATATATACCAGAATTGATAATGAGTTCTGGTGAAACACTTTCTGTAGCAAACAACAGTATTGAGTACCGTCAACAAGGATCTACACAATCACGTACTGTAACGGCCGTGATGAACGGAATGTTTTGCAAACATTCTAGTATGTGCCCTCCTAGTGGTCAAAAAGGTGTACTTCCATATGTACTAGATAATAGTTTATATAAATTTGACCAATATAAACCATCTATAGTATTGCAAGCGGTGGCCAAAATTGTCGGTTCAGATAATGAGTATTTATCTAATCTGGTAACATTAACATGTACAGATTGTGTTGGGTCCTATAGTCCTGTTATTATAAAATAATATTTCCTCTCAAACTACAATCAGAGAAACTAATATGTCAAACGTGAAACCTATCGATATTAAAGTTAGTGGACTTAAGCCATACGAGCAATATTCTTTTTCTTTTACCAATAAAGGAGGCAATTGGCCCATTAGGGTTTCGCCATTATCAGGAGAGTTTTTTGCAACAAATAAGGACGCTATTTATAGCATTAAAACATTTGCTTATTTTTGTCCCACAACAGGATATTGTCCTCCAACAGATCCAACAGTATTTTTTAACATGCCTAATACAGATATGTCTATTCCTGGTTTAGATATAGGTCCAGAAAGTCTGTATTCTGTAATGGGACTATCTGTTGTAGAAAAATCCACAGGGAAAATAGCTTTTACATACCCTTGTGAAGTAGAGTGTGAAGATTGTTTACCTAAACTAGGAGTAGAGTCTATAAATGTGGTTATGGATGATGCTTCTGGCAATAATACAAATATATCAACAAAAATATCCGGATTAATTCCTAATCAATTGTATAGATACTCCATCACTGGATTGGACGCCAATTGGCCTGTTAAAGTATTACCAATATCTGGATATATTCAAACACCACAGGATAATTATAGTATTAATGCTATAGTTTCTTTTTGTCCATCAGTTGACGGATGTTCAGAAAGCACAGCTTTACCTTATAACTCTTTAGAAAACTGTGCCAATGCCGAAGAATTATATTCTATTTTACAAGTTAGTGTTTCTCCGGTAGGAGATAAAGTATACCAAACAGCTACAAAGAGCAATATTTCTTTAGTATGCCGTGGTTGTATAAAGAAGCCTTCTGCTACCATTCCTTCTATGTTGGAGTTAAATGATTCTAATAAAATATCTTTTAACACAGAATTAAAAGATTTGGTTACAGGAGCATCTTATCAATATGTTTTTAGTAGCATAGATTCTAATTGGCCCGTTAGTATTTATCCTATAAGCGGTATAGTTTCTTCAGCCATGACTAATGTTAATATTCCCACTAAACTAATGTTCTGCAGAACTACGGGAGTATGTTCGTCTGATGATACTCTAAGATATACGTTAGACAATCAATGCTTGGACAAGTTAGCAAGAACCAAATTATTAGTTACTCAATTAGATTGTGATAATCCGGTATCTTTTACAAGTAATGAGCTAATGGCTGTGTGCAATGATTGTATTCCAAAAGTACAAGTGTCACTACCATCTTCATCTACTTTAGATAGAAATTCTAAAAACACAAGCAACTTCATTGCTAATCTTTCTAATTTAGATCCAGGAAAAAGCTATAAATATAGTTTTAAAGGCATAGATGCCAATTGGCCAGCAACTATATATCCTGTTAGCGGATCATTTCTGGCCCAAGGATCTACTGCTCAAATTCCTGTGTCTTTAACATTTTGCTCGTCTACTGGACTATGCCCCAGAACAGATGACAGAGTTTTAGTCAATAGTTTAGACGAATCATGTTATGCTGCTATTGTTGACAGCGATAAGCATACTAGATTTAAACTAGAAGTTCGACAAGATGATTGTAACACTGCTGTTTATAGCAGTAATGACATGATGGTTATGTGTATTGATTGCTTATCCAAGATTGTTATAGACCATGGTTCTTTAGGAGAAACACTATCTGGTCCTGGAAATAATAATTATCAGGTCAATACCACTGTGAGCAATCTAAATCCTGGACAAAGATATACATATACTATTAATGGACTAGACGGCAATTGGCCTATGGTTGTATCTAAACAATCTGGAGAATTTTTAGCAGTATCTTCTAATAAATTGGTACAGACAGATTTGAGCTTCTGTTTTCCTAGCGGGTCTTGTGCTATAGATAACCGAGATGTTTACTCTAATTATAGAAGCAATAGTGTATATAAGAATTCAAATAAAAAATTCTTTAATTTTAATATGTCTATTCGTCCTAAGAGTTGTGATGTTGCTCCAGTAATTAGCGAAGATTTTTCCGTGGTTTGCAACAATTGTTTGCCTGATACCAATTTGTCCGTAGCTATTTCGGGTGCCCCAATACTCACCTTGCCATTGAATTGTTGTTCTGGTACACGATTAATTGCTGCTAATATCACAGGCGCTGTTCCTGGTGAATCTCATACCTATAACTGGATTTCTGGATCAGAAAACATTATTTTATCTCCTAGTAGCGGAACCTTGCTTTTAAATAAAAACGGAGTGGGTTCTATAATGGCATTAATGTCTACTAATTTGACTAATAGAGAACAAGCTATTTTAGAGTGCAGAGTTAGAAATACTGTTTCTAATTCTCAGGCTAATAGTTTTGTGGTGGTTAGATGTGGACCAGAATGTAATTAATTTAAGGAAATAAACTTAGAGGATGTTTATAATGTTATCTAGTTCAGGACTCGGTATTATTCGCTTTGACAATATTGTTTATAGCACAACTACAGCTTATAGACATATTGGAATAAGGAGCATTTATGTCTTATAACTGGTATGCTGTTGGTAATCCTATTGACGGTATTAATAGTGGAGATTCTACTGGCAGTAGCATAAGCCTAAATGACAATGGGGTAGTACTAGCAATAGGTTCTCCATATTTTGATACAGGTGGTTCCGATAGCGGGGCTGTTAGAGTTTATGAAAGAATAGGCTTGTCCTGGACTCAGAGAGGATCTGATATTTATGGAGAAACCCTTGGTGACAGACACGGATCTAGTGTTAAACTAAATAGCGATGGGTCCGTATTGGTAATCGGCGCTCCATTTAATGATGGAGGAGCTATTAATGGCGGTAGCGCTAGAGTATATGATTGGAATAGTACGGATTGGATTCAAAGAGGAAACGATATAAACGGATCTATCTCTGGTGATGAATTTGGTAAAGATGTGGATATTAGTAGCGACGGCAACACCATCGCAGTCATAAGTACTACAGGAATAAAAGTATTCACATGGGAATCTAGTAGCAATAGCTGGATGCCATTAGGGACTATTAACCTTTCTTCTTATGGAGATAGTGGGTTATCATCAGTATCTTTGAGCAGCGATGGTTTTACTGTAGCCTATTCTGCTTTACAGACCACTCCTGGTTATGGCGTGGTTAGAGCTTTTGCCTGGAATGGTGCTAATTGGGTAGCTAAAGGATCCGTTGGCTTTGCATATATTATTAAGCAAGTAGAGCTTAGTAATGATGGCAATACTATGTTTTTTGGATTTGAATATACTGTCGGTGGTAGTATGCCTCAGTTAGCAGATTACTATAAATACCAATGGAATGGTGCTAATTGGGCAGGATTTTCTATTATTAGCCTTCAGTCTGTCTCTAAGTTGAATCCTAGTATAAGCTTAAATGGTTCTGGTTCTTTCGTAGCTCTAAGCGCTACTAACGGCACTTTTGTATATGATATAACAAGTGCTACAGCTGTGCTACGAGGCTCTGTTATGATAGCCGGCACACATGTTAGCTTGAGTGATAATGGTGAATACATAGCAATAGGAAATGCTTTTTTTGATGGTGCGGGGATGGTGGACAATGGTAGAGTAATTATTAATTCTTGGCAAATAGATCCTTCACGAACCCCAACACCAACACCAACAAATACTATCACGCCAACTATTACAACAACACCAACAACTACGCCTACGATAACGGCCACAGTCACACCGACTATAACAATAACGCCAACTAGTAGTAATACTCCAACTCCAACAGTCACACCAACAGCAACAACTACACCAACAGTCACACCAACAGCAACAACTACACCAACAGTCACACCAACAGCAACAACTACACCAACAGTCACACCAACAGAAACGGTTACGCCAACAGTCACACCAACAGAAACGGTTACGCCAACAGTAACTCCTACACAAACCTTAACTAGAAGCATTACCCCCACCAGAACAGCAACTTCTACTGTTACTCCAACAACCACACCAACAGTAACAACTACACCAACAGTCACACCAACAACAACGGTTACGCCAACAGTAACTCCTACACAAACCTTAACTAGAAGCATTACTCCCACTAGCACAGCAACTCCTACGGTTACGCCAACTAATACAGTCACGCCAACAGTTACTGTTACAAACAGTATTACCCCCACCCAGACACCGACCGCGACACTGTCTCCAACACCAACTCCGAGTTTGAATTTATTATTGCCGGGCTTAGATATTGATAATCTTAATAAAGCCAACTATAAAAAATGTGTTGAATGGCAAGGGTCAACAAATGTATCATCAGTAGGGTATAACGGCTGTCCTAGCGCATATGGCACATTTGATATGAGCGGAAACGTTTGGGAATGGACATCTGATCAAATAGGTTTTTATCATGGGTCTTATGAGTCCTATGCACACCTATTATTCGGCGGATCTTTTATGGATTCTGCTACTAACATATCTAAAAACTATATTCATAATAATTATGGATTAGTACCAGGAACATATAGTTCGTACAGCTCTTTAGATTATGTAGGCTTTAGGCTTGCCTCTAAGAATAATCCTTTATCTTTACCTAATTTTGCACAAGTTCAAGACAATAACAACAATCCTTCTATCTTAAACGATATTAATATTTATGGTGTCAGTAGAAATAATAATATTTGGAGTATAAACCCTAATTTTAAATTAGCCTCTAATACTAAAACTCATAACAATTTTCTAAATTTAGACTTCGTAGATGGTTTGGCATACGATAATGCTAACAATATATTGTATTATCACTATAATGGGGACGGCCTATATGCTTCTGGCTTATATTATAGTTCAATCAATATTAATACTAATACTCAGTTATCCCCACAGCCTTTAGTATCGGGCTCAGTATTGGTATCTGGGGCCATAACTAATGCCTCTTATTATGATAATAGTTATTGGTATTTTGATAATCAAACCGATGATCTATATAAAATAAATATAATTTCTTTATCTGGTACGTCATATGCTACTAGTTCCGAAAAATGGGTTGTACCTATGGGTCTGGGTATAAATAATGACGTTAGTGACATATCAATATATGAAGGAATGCTTTATGGAGTAACAAATAAAGGATTGCTATATGGTATTAATTTAAATGAAAACACTGTTCCTCCATATAATAACCCAACATTATTAGTCAGCGGTATTATACATGGCGCTGTTAGTAATACTGGTCTTCAAATTGCTTTTGGGAATAATGTATTATATGGTCATGATATTTCTAGTGGTTATTGGTATACTATAGATATAGACAATGATATAGGAAATACCACACCTATTCTATTAAATAATACAGAATATAGAACTGTTGGTCTTAAAGACTTAGCCGGATCAACCCATAAAGCTGTTGGTTGTGTAGAGGATAGTTATCTAATTAATAGATTAGAGGTTACTAATAGTGATTATACTAAATATTTAAATATAGTAGATCCTAGTGGCACATTTTATCAAACCTCATCTGCTACAAATGGTTTTGGTCAGCCAATAGTACATCCACAAAATGTTTATGCAAATTCTAATTCTTATAATAATGGCGTTATATTTGATGAATATCAGGACTTTGGATCTAAATATAAAGTTAAGCCCAATATGGATGATAAGCCCGTTGTAGGCATTAATTGGTTTATGGCTGCTCGCTATTGCAACTGGCTGCATAATCTGGTTGATAATCCTGATTCTAGACATACGGATTCTGGTGTTTATGATCTATCTACTAATGAAAACATAATAACAATTAATCCGTCAGGCTCATACTATATACCATCTTTTAATGAAATGTATAAAGCTGCTTATTATAAGGGATCTGGTATAAACAGTGGATACTGGACTTATGCTACTCAAAGTGATATTGAGCCGGAATGTTCTGATGTTGATGAGTTTGGCATAGGACCATGGGAATATACATCTGATTCTATTTTTGTAGAAGTAAATGATCTTATTCCTCATACTAATTATACTATAATATTTTCTGTTGATAAAACTAGCCCATATAATATATCTTTAGACAAATACTCATATTCATTCAGAGCATCCGCATCTTCATTCTCTATTCCACTATTAATTAAAAAACATAAAATTATTACATCTTGGTCATTAAATGTTAAAGTTTTAGCTAATAATAATGAAATAGTACATTATTCTTCAAATATTAATTCTGATACTACTTATTCTGTAATTTGTAATAATCATAATATATGTAATATAACAAGAACACCAACACCCACAAAAACGCCCTTTCCAACACCTACTAGAACAGTAACTCCTACTCCCACGCCATCTCTAGCACAAAGTATTATTAATTCTCAAGATTATATTATGGTATTTATTGATGAGAGTACTCCATATAGTAGTATTAGTAGTGATTGGATTGCCGATGTTAACAAGTTTAATACTCTTATAACCAATCAAAACTATGATCCGTCTAAAATTATATTATTTAATGTTAGACTTAATAGCTGTCAGAGTATGGGCATATTCCCTCCTAACGCAAGTCCCGCGCTCCCTATTCCATTAACAAATGTCGTAGATACTCCGAGAGAATCCCCTCCTTGTCCTGTAACTGGTCAAACTTTAACCGGAGCCTTTATTAAGAGCAAAAAAGAGTCTATATGGTCAAATATGCCTACTCCGTCATCCTTACGGCCAATAAGAATAGTTATTTTTATAGATACTAGCGGCAGTATGAACAGAGAAGCTATTGGTACTGCTGTTGATCAATTTAAAACTTTAATGATTGGTGAAGGCTATCAGTTACTAGAACAATTATGTAATACTGAGAACTATTTAGATTGGATTTATAAAACAGCTACCGGACTTTCTCCTTGCTAATATATCTTATTATATTAATATAATACTGAAGTTTGTCATAAAAGGACCAATAATGTTAACATCCTGTAATAGTGCTAATTATAATAATACCGCAGACTGGAATTCTGTGGACGGAAATTTAACAACAGTAGGATCTAGTGGACGATCTAGCTATTATGGCACTTATGATCAAGCAGGAAATATTAATGAGCTATTAGATAGTTTTAGTGGAGGCTTTTCTATATATAGAGGAGGATCATATCAGTCTTCGCAATCTATGATAACCAAAACTTATTTTGGCGTAGCAACACTAGATTTAAAAAGTGGAGATGTTGGATTTCGTTTAGCTAAAACTGTTGATTTTATTGATAGTGTAAATTATGTAGTTGTTGGTAATACTAATAATATAGCTGATTCTAGTAATAATAATTTTGGCAGTGTCAATTATAACTATCAAATTCAAAAATATCCAGTAACTAATGATGAATATGCGGCATTTCTTAATGCTGTTGGCGCCAGTTCTCGTCCGTTAGGCTTATGGGTGTCTCAAATGGGAGATAGCCGACAAAGAGGAGGTATTAGTAGATCTGGTTCTTCAACAACAGCGTACTCATATTCTGTTTTACCTAATATGGGAAATAAACCAGTAAATTTTATGAACTGGTTTAATGCTGTTAGATATATTAACTGGTTATATAACAACAAACCTATAGGTTTACCTGGTCCAAGCACTACAGAAAACGGAGTATATCTTTTAACTAATTTTGCTACTAGCGGACCAAAACCTTCTCCACAGAATAAAGAGTCGTATTGGTTACCAAATGAAAATGAGTGGTATAAAGCTGCTTATTTTGATCCTAATAAAAGCGGAAGTCCTGGCTATTGGACATATGCTACTATGTCTGATATTTTACCGGATTCTGTAGTGAGCGATAATTTTGGCACTCCGAATAATACATGGGGTACGCCTAATGTGTGTATTAGTCCGACTCCTACTAGAACGGTTACTCCTACCGCCACACCAACCTCTAGCCTAACTCCCACCCCCTCTATTACTGTATCAGTTAGTCCCACACTTACTCCTACTAAAACGCCTACTCCTACTCCTACTCTTACCATCACACTAACAAGAAGTCCGACCCCGTCTGTGACAGTTACTCGTTCACTAACGCCCACAAGATCTCTTACTCCTAGTGTTACTCCTTCTTTATCAATGACACTAACCCCTACTCGTACTCCAACAGCCACTAGAACACCAACTCCGTCTATTACTCCAACAAGAACAGTAACGCCAACACCTTCAAAAAGTTTATGTGCTCCTATTCATATTGGACAACTTATTTACCAAGACCAAGTTTATGCTAATGATGAAATTAAAGTTCTATATAAAGGATTTTTATTTGATGGTAAAATCATACCTAATTCTTTGACATTGTTTGAGAATAATTTGGCTAGTTCTACACCAACTTCAACACCAACCCCCACTCCCACCCCGACATTAAGCAGATCAGTGTAAAAGGATATTTTAATAGGACACAAGCATGGTATATTCATCGGAAATACTTGACACAGTATTAACAGCACAAACAGCTACACAGCCACAACCAGCAGTAGCAGTACGTTGGAATGGATCTGGTGTTCATGAAATCGCTGGTCCAACTCCATTTGTTGATATTAGTTATACCACAGAAAGAAATGCTGCTGGAGGAGCAGAAGTATTAACCACCAAGATTACACTAACTGGTAAAATTGTACGCACCGGTAATCCTGGTACTTTAACGTCCTTTGGAAGCGGAGTTACTCCTGTAGTAACAGGTATTAATCAGCTTAAATCATTATTTACAAAGGATGATTTTGGGGTGTTGTCAATCACATGTGCTGGGGCTCCGTCGTCTAGTCAGCCTCCGGGTCAGATTTTTGCCGCTACCGGCGTACGTGTAATGAGTATGGATTTTTCTAAAACCACAGACAATTGGGTGACTACAGCAGACTATACAATAGTATTAGAAGCCAATGAGTCTGCAATATCCGGTTTTTCAGTTAAAGGAACGGTCGATTCATGGAATATCGAACCATTAGAAGAGTATACATATGCTTCATATAGAACTAAAGTTCAACAAAAGCAAGAATATCATAATCCTAAGATGAAACCAACATCTCCTGCCGCGAATAATCCTCAGCCAGTAAATACTAGTAGCGCTAGTACTAGAACTGGATCAGGAGCTACTCCCGGCGTAGATGTTGATTTGGATATTATCTCAATACCACAATTTAGAGTTTCTCGTACCGTTAGCGCTATCGGAGTACCGTCTGGAACAGGAAATAATGCACAATATAGTACATATTTAAATGCTAAAAAATGGGTAGACTATAGATTAGGCTACGGTATTAATAGCTGGAGCACCTATCCTGGACAAACTAGTCCAGCACCCGTTACCGGATTAATAGCTATTGGTCCAGCCACTTCGATCAATACTACTCCTCCTAATATACCTAATCCATGGCCACACCTATCAGGAGGTGGTTATTTATATAATCATTTAAGATCTATTAATTTTAGTATTACGGAAGCTAAATATGAGGTTACAGATACATGGTTGGCTATGCCCACTGGTATCAGATATATAGAAGATTATAGCGTAGAAATGTCAACAGATGAAAAATATATACATACTGTTAGAGTACAAGGAGAAATTAAAGGCTTAAGTATGGCGGCTGCGGGAGCGTTAACAGGTAATCCTGGTTTAATAAATGAGCTTGCTCCTACCAGATTAGATCTATCATATAGTAGCGGATTAATTAGCGGATTATTGACGACCGGCCCTCAAAAGCTTTTAGACGTTGCAGACCAAAATTCTCCAGATACTAATCAGTTTTATGGTAGTAAATATGCAAATGCTGCTAGTGGATGGTTAAGTGATATTAAACCATATCTCTATCGTAGAGCTTGTTTGGTGATGAATAGTAAAGATCGTAATACTCCGTACATTAATGCTGCAACCAATCCTCCACCACCACCAAATAATCCTATGTATTCTACTCTGGGATTATTAAATATTATACCAGTCAGCACATCAGAAGGACACAATCCTCGTAAAGGTACTATCTCATATAGTTATGAATTTAATAATAAGTTTACTATTATTAGTGGTGTTATTAGTGAAAATATTACTATGTCAGATACCGGACCAACAGACGTTATTGGAGAAGCATTTGTATTAGGTCGAGCATTAGGACCTATACTGCAAAACTTAGGAACAAAAACATCTAGTAGCAAAGAGATTAGTATAGAAGTATTAGTTGTTCCGCCGTCATCCTTAAAAGGATTTTTCATGCAAAATATCGATTGTCCTTTGTGGACCGGAGGCACAATCTTTCAGACTATTACTGGTATTATTGAAGGACTAAAACCTTTCGGAGATAGACCAGGTTATATGTTTGGTACTCCAATTGTTGGTCGAAGTTTAGGCCCAATGGGAGCTAGAGGACAAGTATTTGTTAAGGGAGATAATGTAACATGGGAACCAACTAATGGACGATTTGTTAAAACTGTTAGTTGGGTATATCAACAATGCTCTAATGATAAGAACTGGATGGATCATTAAAAATGCCAACTCAACCGTGCTCAAACGAACCAAAATTAATAGCTCAAACATTATTTTTAGGAGCTAGTGTTTCTAGTTTTAATACTAGCTTAGGCTGGGGTAATCAGCCGTCTCAGTTAACAGTTAATCTTGTAGAAGATGACTTTGCTTATGGATGTGGTAAAAACCAAAATCCATCTTCTCTTTCTGCAGGATCTGGTATGTATGATCAGTATCTAACATCTAGACCTGTCTCTGATCCTCGTTTACTTACTTATACCGATAACCATTATAACACTTGTGTCGGAGACAATTGCTATATTAATAAACCAGATAGCGTTATGTTTAACAGTAGCATACATGGTCTAGAAAACCGTATTCTGCCAGGCAAAGTATACTATGCACTAGATCCAATGATGGGATTGGTATCTAGATATTGGACAGGACCAGACCCTGGATTTTTTGGTAGAAAAACTCGTATGAAAGAAGATGGTACTTATAATAGCTCTAACCAAGATGCTCATCCTGATTATGCTTATGATATTATAGATACTCCAGTATACTTTAAAATGGGCAATTTCTCATTTGGAGGCTTTGTACAATCTTGGAATCGTACAGTATCTACTGGAGGTAAAAGCTATAGCGTTATAGTTAATAGTGCTCAATCTATTTTAAATTCGTGCTATGTTATAGTAGACAAATACGGCGGTTCTATTTTTAGTAAATCTACAAGTAGCCAAGCAACGAATTTTTATGGTTCTCCAAAAAATTATCTACTTAAAGCAGGAGCTGAGTATAATCTAAGAGAATTATCTCGCGGTGTGTTACCTAATGTATTTAATGTTTATGGATTTTTAGAGTCTTTTGGAGTAGACGGATTTGGTGTAGCAAAACCGAGTGATAATGGAGTTAGCGTCAATAAAATTGTAGAAGGTTTGATAGCTTTAACATCTACCACACATACCAGCATCAATAAATTAGACACCGATTTTAATGCCGCTGGCATTGAGGCTCTTAAAAAGGCATTTTCTCCTTTTGGTAGAATAATATCAAAGTGTATGCAGAGAGAAGATTATCATACTACTAGACAAGGAGGATCCGCTAATAATCTATTTGCGCCCATTACTCCAGCTTTTAATGAATTTGGAGTTATCAATCCTCAAGTTTTTAATCATTTTGTGACTCCTGGAGCACCAACTACTAGATGTCAATTTGTTTTGGATTTGGCAGATTTGATCTATACTGATGATTCTCGTCAAACATATAAAATTCCAAACGATATACGAGTTCAGGGACCTATTATTAGTGTGATGGATCTAATTAATTTAGTAGCAGAACAGACCGGTCATGATATAACAATAGATATGGTTCCAACAATCTGGTTAAGACAATTATATCATGTTATAAAAGTACGAGCCGTTAGTAGGCTACAACAACCAAGAAGTAATACTATAGATAATACTATTAAATTATTACAGTGTAGTGGTTATCCGGTATCCTCTAATACTTCTGGCAAAGAAAAAAATGATACTCCTGCGCGAGCTATGATTATAGGAGGATCACAACAACGATTATTACAGATTCAAAGTTATAGACTAGCGTACACTCAAAGTAGTTTCGTGTTTGATCCTAAAAATAAAAAATTCATTAACTATTTTTCTTTAAAGGACGGACCATCTCTATACAATACCATGCCTAGGCTTTCCTTAACTCAAAATTACGGCCATGGTAAAATACGATTTCCTAATTTTAACAGCACTAGGAATCCAGCTCTAGCAGACGCTATAGGAACATCCAATCAATTAGAAACAGCTTTTGTACAAATTATTAAAGATGAATACGAAATACAAAAAGTGGTATCAAAACAATGGGATACTAATGATGCTGTATGGACAACTACACCAGAACTAAATGATGGCATAGATATTCATTATGGCAATTACGATCCGGCTACAAAAACTAATCATACAGACAGATTTGGTACTGCAGGAGCAGGCAACGCACGATGGTTTCCTATTCATTTAGATCTAATATGTCCATTTTTTGGTTATGTTCATGATAATGATGTTGCTTTTAAAACTAGTGCCGGATCAACGGATAGTACAACATCGACCAGAGAGATACGTCCAGTATTTTTTGATACGTGGACGGGTCAGTTAGCAGTAGTAATTAGAGTTAGCGAATTACCAGTAATGTCGGTTAGTCTTACACGAGCATTCTTAGGATCTGAGGATCCTACTACGGGAAATGAAATAGGCAAATTTTTTCCTAAGTTTCCTTTACCATATACTTATCAGCCAACCGCTCCTGTTGCTGATACTGCCTTTAATTCTTTAGGAGCTATTAATACTGGTCCTGTTCCTCCTATAGAATATTTTGTACTAACAGAATCTGAAATTCGAGCAGCATTAGCCGGATTTGATAATTTTCTAGTATATTCTTTGGCCAAAACTTATAAGCCAGACCTTATAGAAATGGTTAGAAGAGCATATTTTGTTGAGACTAAAAACAAATTAATGAGCGAACTCGGACTCAACAATAATGATGCTACAAAAGAAGCATCTGATCAAACAGACTGGTATTGGAAATTATTAGGATCAAATATTGCGGGAGACAGTCTGTATCCTACTGTTGTATCTCCCGATAAAAACGATGGTAGTCAATATATTCAAGAAAAAGCTTTACAAGATTTAAAAATTATTCATAGATTTATTGCCGAGGTAGGTAAATTTTATGGAAAAAAATACATGGTTCATCCTGGTAATGCATTACAGTGTTTTAGAGACGAAAGTATAGCGAATATAGCATTTCCAACCAATATTGGTTATGGATATGCCTTTTCTGGTGACGGCAAAATCACATATAACTATGAACCAACAAATGATGGTGCTTGGGAAGAATATGGTAATATTATAGACGACGGAATTGTGGTGGGTAGTTCAGAATGGTATAATTTATCTGATGATCAAGGCAAGATTAAGCCATTATTAGGCTATAATAACAATTATTATTTCGACTATATTAGACAGGCAAAATGTGAAGCTAGTAAAAACACTAATTTTATAGCGGATTTTGCTAAAGATGGAGGTAATCCTTATTTTAGCTATAGCGCTTGGTTAGCTTTAACAGAAAGTAAACGAACCGATTGTACTAAATCCTTTGTATTTCCATCATTAGATTTTACTGGCTTGAATCCAACAGATTATGTTATAGTAGACCAAAAACATTCTGGACCACCGCCATCCTTAAGTACGAATAGTAGTTTTGTTGGAGGACTGCGTTCTAGCAATGGTGTTACTTCTCCTCATACGACATTACGAAACTTATCTCTTAGTAACAATGTTAAGTCTTATGACGCTTGGAATGTTGAGATTGTTGATCCTACTGGGACTATTCCTATGCCAATGCCACGATCTAAGTTATACACGTCAACCTCTGTAGAAGAAGGATATGTTTTCTTGGATCCGGGTAAATTATTAGGAGCAAGAATTTTAATAGATGCTCCTGGTCTTACTCTTAATGTGTCTAGCACAGAGAATGCAAAAGATCCTAATCGCACAGTTCTGTCAAATTTAGCCGCGGAAGATCTGATAGTATATTTAAAAACCACCAGCAGTTTAGACTGGGATTGGATTAGATATATGTTAAACTATATTACTCCTGCTTCTTATGATGATCAGAATAATCCTCATTATTTAGGATTATATACGGTATCTTCTAATAGTTCCGCAAATAATGTTGAGTTAGCGCCTAAAGCAGCACATCCATTTTTCGCTGGTATTCCTATTAAATCTAATAAATTTGTATACGGACCATGGATTAATTATCCTGATGTTGAAAAATTCGATATTTATCCAACCGGGATTACAGTAAGTCAAACAGACACAATACCACCAGTTTGCACAAACGTTTCTGTATATCAGCCCAATGTTGACGAAGCCAGGAAAGCTATAGAAAACTTAATTACCTCTATAGATATTGAAGTTAGAGATGATTTTGTTCCATGGAATTATGGAGGCATGAATAGTTTAGATATTGCAGCATACAAGGAGATAGAGTCTAGGATTAACTATCAGTCTGTTATAGAAACTGCTCAATTAGATATGCCTGGTTTGCCGCTATTTGATTTGGGTGGAATTTTTTCTTTTGGCGGTATTAATTATGACTATGTTGTCAATACTGGTAATCTAATATATGTTGATGCTAAAAGAATTACAGAAACTTTTCCAGATTTGTCTTATATTCCTGGAGCTGTTGTTGCTGTTGGCCCTCCTCCAACTGCCACCTATATACAAGCTTATACTGTTTTAGATTTAAAGGCGAATGTTAAGCCTAGTGGTGGGCCGATGATTAGTAACATCCAGTGTTCTATTGGTCAGCAAGGAATATCAACATCATATAGCTTTAGAACCTATACTCGTAAAATAGGACTATTTAATAAAGAAGAAAATGATAGAATCAAAAAAATAAATTTAGCCAATCTTAAACGAAACAAGCAAATGGTTGGTATTGGTCAAGAATTAAAGAATGTTATAAGAAATCAAAAAAAGACACAAGACGATGAAAGATTAGATAAGTCTCAGTTTGGTAGCGAAGATTTGTCTTCCAAATTATTTGGATGGAGTCCTAGTATGGTGCTGATAGGACAAGCTTCACCATATATTTCTGAGCCATCTAGAACACCAGCATATGTAGAAGATTTTTCTTTAAATTCTACCACAGTACCATTTCAAACTAGAATTCAAGCTCCTACTCAATGGTCTATTCCTACCACAAGTACCGATCAGGGTGATAATGAGTTGGTTAGAAATAATAACAATTATTTGACTACCAATACTTCTCCTACTACTTTAAAAAATACTGGCAGAGTTACTGCCACAGTACAATTATATGAAAGAAAAGAAGTTGGTTCACAATTAGACAAAGATTATGGAACTCAATCTGCTATGAGTTTAGATGGTTTATTGTCTCCTATTTCATTTTATCCAACATATAAAAATGCAACATTTTCATATTCTGTTCATATGACACAAAATTGTCCGTTTTGTTTTGGAACTAAAGTTAGAAAAATAAAAGTTGTCCAATATGATAAGACTGGCACTAAAACAGTAGCAAATAATGGTGTGGTTTTAATTGTCTGCGATAAGTGTGGCGCTCCTGGAGAAAAATTAAATTCTAGAATTAAGAATAATAAAGAAATTCCTATTAATCTAATTACTTTAAACCCTATTGTGGTGCCAGACGGAGAATTTAAAAATGTAAACACACAAAATTATAGTGGCGCTCATCCAGAAGGAGTACATGAGGATATTTCTTCGGCATCTACTGGTTATGGCGGCCAAACTAGACACTTTAGAGATCGTATGAGACACTGTATAGAAATTGTTGCTAGAGGATCTGTTCCTCCTAATCAATCTAAATATGCATTAGAAACCAGTCGTAATTTAACAGCATATACTACACATCCCGCTGAATTGGAGCCTAGGAATCTAGATTATAGTAGATATGACGCTCAATTATTTTTCAAAATGAGTAAATTGTCTCCAGCCACTAATAGGGTTTTACATGAAAATAATCAAAGATTTTTTGGTTTAAGAGGGCCGCTAGTACTACATTCTTGGGGCTATGATACTGATGGATATCCTATTCCTAATGCTGCGGATGAACCATATGCTATAGACGTATTTGGTAGACCTAAAAGATTTAAGCTAAAGATTGTAAGAAAAGCAGCAGTAAAATATAAGATGTTGTCAGTTGGAGATATGTTTGAAATATCAGGACAAACTACTATTTTTTCTAAGAGCTTAAATAACCAAAACTTACCGGGAGCTGCTTGGGCCAATCTTAACAGACAACAAATTAACGATACTATGGTAATTCCGATATTTTTAGAAGACGATTTGGCTGTTGATGGTGGATTTGAACCAGAAAATACTACGACCGCCTTACCAACTACACTGGATTATACTTCAGGGTATAAGGGTAGTATTATTAGTAAAACACAAAAATTTCTTAATAATAGATGGACACAAAAATATAGACTAAAAGAATTTTATCTTAATTGGGCAGAACGCCCAGATTTGTGGCGAGTTGGTCCTATAGATTTAACGTGGGATGATGATAGAAAATTATGGACGGCCGGACAAGGTTGTGGAGAAGAAAATCCTCCGTTTGTAGTAACTAATACTAATGATATAGATACTATTGACGAATTTTTAAACTATAAAAGAGAAAGTAAATGTCCTTATAGAGATATTTATGTAACATTAGAAGAAGATTTAGTTAAACAACCAGATTATGATGAAACATATGCCACTAGAGCTTTTATAGACGATATGGAGTTTAGTAAGCAGCCGTTACAAGCAGGATATCGTAGGTTAGTTTATGTAAAAGATAAGTGCGGATATTGCGCTCCTATGGGAACCAAACTATTATGTAGATATAATAAGTCTACAGGATTTTATGAGCCACTCACAAAGCCGGTTATGATTGCTAAAGGAATAACATCATCAGCGAATCAAGCTCGTTTAACTTTGGAATATATTCAAGGACGCAGATCTATAAATGCTCCAGTATTAACTGTTAATTTTGATAATCCAGTAGGATTTACCGTAGCCTCTGATAAGAATGCAATGTTTACTTTTATTAATGGCAAATGGACATTAACGGCTATTAAGGAATAATTATAGTAGTTATGATTAATAACAGAATATTAGATACTAGTAGTAATTGTTCTATTTTAAATGGATCATTACTAGAAAATTTACTTCCATATACCATATCGGATGATGCTTCCAGTATATCTTTTTCTAACACTTCATCACCCATTAGTACTAAATTTGATAATTTAAATACCTTATTTACCGCTCAGTATCCTACCCCTCCCAAATATACATGGCTGCCTATATTAGTTACTGATGATATTTATGTAGATAATAAAGTGTTATCATCGGACGGTAGTTTTGCTAATAGTAACGCCTCTTTAACCTCTGGTCGTTTGGGTATAGAAAATTTTTATAAGTTTAAACCTTCTTTTAAAACCTTGTCTGCTACTAATGGAGATATGGTTGTTGATTGGGTATTAAATAGGCCTAATAATAGTAATGCAATATATTATGGTATATTAGCTTGGGTTAAAATAGTTGGTGATGCTACAGAAGGGACGCCACCAGCGGTTAATTCTATTCAAGCCAGTTTAGTATTAGGAGGAGCCGCTTATTATCAAGATATTCCAATCGGATCACGAGTAACATCTTCTAGTAGACCAGGACAATCTTTCATCAAAATAGATTCTAGTTTTTTAATGCCCGTATTAGAGCGTCCTAGCTCATTTACGGATATGGCAATATTAGACCATAGAGGCACCGCCCCGGCATTAATTCCGGTGACTTCTTTTGGAACAACCAATCCTATGTTTATGTTAGATACTGCGAACATTAATCTAGGACCACATAAAGTGCATTTATGGATACCTGATGGTGATATGTTCTGTTTTTATACGGACACAGCAGAAAAAGATAAATTAAGTGCTATAGGTATTCCATCAAAATCGTATATATCAGCCGCTTTACATAATTATTATACACAATTATATAGAATCTTTACTTTAGACGAAAAACGTACTATTAATCCAAAATTAAAACTCAGTCGATCTAGATGTTTTAAAAAATTAGCACACTTATTTAGTACCAGTCCATTTATTTCTGATTTTGCTATTAATGCAATGGATTATATAGATATAAAACTTTTGATTAATGATTACATTACTGAACAAGAAGCTAATACTAACACAGATATTAGTACAGAAATAGAATTATTAAAAAAATATGCAAAAGAAATTAGTTCCACATTACAAACAATTACAAAAACTCCTTCTACAACTAATTTATCTATTAATAAAAGTTTATTTTTAGACACTAAACCATCTCCATATTCTTTTAATAATAATCTAGTAACATCAAAAAAGCAATTATTTACAAAATTGTTGCAAAAATATGGAGCCGTATTAGAGATAACATCCAACACTATTTTATCCAAAAAACCAGAAATAAAGATTGATAATACTGGTCTTGTTGTAACACAGGTTATGACAACACTATGTCCCAAAACCACAACAAATATTACGGTTTTTAATAATCAAGAAATAATATTTGATACGAATAAAATAGCTACCGACATAGGGGATAATAAATCTGATATAAATCTTTTAACAGCAGGAGTTGTGGTAGGCACTATTCCATTGTATGATGCTGTTAAAGCAGAATTTCCAGGAATAGATCAGACTAAATTTTTACCCAGAATGACTTCTGGAGGTTATATAAATAGCCTTTATACAAATAATGATCAAGAGTTAATATTACCAGCTAATGATAGTACTTATACTTATCAGACATATAATCAATCACCTAGCGCAACTAGTCCACTTATTAGTGCCACTATTCCATTGTCTGCGGTAAATTATCAACCTAAAACTAGAATTGATGAAATCTATTTTTTACCAGAAAGGTATCTGGATCCTAAAATTACATATTTATGGTCGCAGCTCAGTGGTCCAAAAGCTAAATTTAAAAATCCTAATCCTATAGGCCCGGTAACAGATATCTCGGACTTAGCAGAACCAGAAATGATAGTTTACGACACAGGTATATTTATTATTCAATGTGAGATTACTACACCTTTTGGCTCATTTGTTAAACAACGTACAATCTATGTAATTGATGGAGGAGATAAAAGAGGTAGTAGACAAGACATTCAAAACAATGCAGAGTGTAAGGGTAAATATTTTGACAAAGACACACAAACATGGATAGCTCCGCCTAATATAGTAAGCAGTCCAGAATTTACGCCATTATATCTCAATGCTGATAACATAAGAGTACATTGTCCTACATTTGATAGATTTGCTATTAGTAATATAGGAGGTGTATTCTGGCCTATAAATACTAATATGTTAGTAAAAGAATTCATGGGCACTTCCGCAGTAGGCAGATTTAGCGTGCCACAACAAGAAGTTACCAATTTTAATGCTAATTACAAATTTAATATTAAATCAAATAAAATATATGCGGATGATACAAATTTTGCATTAGTATATAAACCGAATAATACTATTATTAAAATACATTCTATTATATTAGAAAAAATTCGTTCTGATAGACCAGAATGCGCTAACTGTTTAAGCTTATATGATCCTTCTATAGTAGCAAGAAAAGCATCAATAGTAACAGGTGCAGGTACCAATGAAACCGGAGCGAATAGACAAAATGTTTTAAGATATACTAGATATAATAAATCACCAGAGGGTTTTGCTCTATATAAATACTCATATGATACTGTGCTTCAAAAATTTAAAGAAGAGGACACTTCTCAATTTACATTTCCCTCTATTAGTACAGACTTTGCTCCTCCTATTAAAACATATGGAGGATATGACAGCAATTTTTTAAACCAGTACTCTATACCTGTACTACCAGGACTAGAGTTGCCAACAGACACTCCTGTAGCATATGGCGGACAGATAGTTTCTCAGCAATTTAAATTATTACCCGATATTACAGGACATAATTTATCATACCTCAATACCTCTATAGGTTTACCGTCAGACAATAAATCTACTCATAAAATGTGTTATCAAAAAGCCTTACCCGTTACTAACGGTGGCGTTTTAACATTTACTAAAGGAGTATTTCATCCTATTAGTGGATGGCTAGGACACAATGGTATAGGATATAGTATCCATGCGAATCGTAGTAGTATATTAAAATTCAATCCTGGAGCTAGAGATTCTTTTAGTTTTATGGGACCCAAATTACAAAGACTATCTTCTGGAGGAATATCAGTAGGAGATAACTCTGCTAGTACTTTTATTAGACCAAAAGAATTTTCTAGTTCTATTGTCTTAGCAATTAGCAAAGGTGTGCAATGGGATGCTGGCTGTAGAACCGCAGGAGAACCTTCTTTCTCACCCGGTGAAATATATAATAACAATCAATTAAACAAAGAATATGCAGACATTGATGCTAATACAAGATCTAATCATGGTTACAGATATTTATCTGCTGGTCAACCAAAAGGTATTGAAAGAACAGCTACTTCTAATCAGCCAATAGTCAATGATGAGTTTCAAGCAGAACAAAGAGAAGGAAGTTACACTTATTCATTTGCTGTAACAGGTCCATATTCTTTACCAGAGAATGTGTTGGGTCCGAATGGAGAAAAAATAATTAGAATTCCAAGAGTTAATAACTTTGCTATTAAAAACGTAGAAGTTAAACTAAATTTTTTAAATTATGTTAATACTAAAAATCTAATAGTGAGACTAGATATATTACCAGCCCCAAAAATAATAGAAGATAGAGGCACTCCCGCCGAAGAAACAGCCACAACGAATAATGAACAGAGAAATCCTATCAGAGCTGGATCATTTAATTTTATAGATAGTTCTGTTCCTCCTCTAACGACCACACACGCTAACATTAATAGTGGTGGCACTAAACAACAGTATAACAATAGTGGTCCTATAACACAGGGTATTGCTATTTCTGGACTGTCTGACTATATACAAGCCACGATAGATACTCATGGAGGTTCGGGACTGGGTGATGTATGGAAAAGCCCAGCCGACTGCATTATTCTATTAAACCAAGAACATATACAGAATAATAAATATAATTTTAGTATTAAATTTTCAGATAATGCTTCTAAATATAATGTATTATATGATCATAATATACAACAATGTCCAGCACCATCCAGCATAATAATTAATGATGTACAAAACCCCATTCTGGTCGCTATGTCTGGTAGTGGTTTATCTAATATAAGCACAGCCTTTCCTACTTCTTTGTTCTTATCTAAGCAAAAAATAGTATCATCATCTGATGAGGTAAATCCTTCTAATGCTGCTGTTGGCTATTCTGATAGAGAAGCTTGTTTGTATACCGCTATGATGAAACATAATAAAATTAATATTAATAATAATAGCTTATCAAAATTAGCAGCTGATACTTTATTTCAAGGAGAGGAACCACCGTCTACACTAAATAAAACACAATTGGGTCGGGGACTAACAGGATCTACAGAATTTAAGCTTACTATTGTGGTACTAGACGAAGAAGACAATATGAGTGTACAGGATAATATAGCAAATAGTCAATATCTGACTGGATTAGAGAATGCTGAAAATACTCAAAAAAGTTCAGATATATTTAATTCTTTGTGTAGTTGGGAGTTAATTTTACATGTTGGGGATACTGAAAAACCAATACCTTATTCTAATCCGTCTTTAGAGTCCTACGGTAATTGTGATGTTTTATCTCTAATAGAATATGGTAAAGACCCATCCTATCCAGGAAATACTTATATTGCTGATTTAACTAACCATAAAGCTTTACTACCATTAGCAAATATTAATGCTCCTAGAACTTTAATTGCGGATTCATCCTTTTGTTATAATGGAAATCCTGACACCTTAGACCAGGGATTAATGTTGCAGTCTCCTCCTTTCCCAACTTATGCTATTGTTAATATATTGGCTTCTCTTGCTATTGGTGCTGGTATGATGGCCGGGTTTGGTTTAGCAGGATTAGGAGTGGCTTTAGCAACAGCTATTAATTCGCCTGGTTATCAAATATTATTTAATTATTTACAAGAGCTTTCTTTTGTGCAGAACATGCAGGATGCTGGTAGACAAATTTATTTTCCATCATATACTAAATATCCTTTTGGTTCTCCAGAAAAGGTACTGATTAATTTTAGAAAACCACAAGACCTATGGCATTCTCTAGAAGCTACTATTTTTAAATACAGTAATCTGCCTGTTTTAAAACCAAATCGTTATAACTTTATTAGAGTATGTAGAAATTTTTGTGATAATATATCTACTTTTAAATTTTCTGTTATTAGTGATATAAATTATTTTGTGGATTCTAAATTATATAAACATATTCAAGTAACTTGTAGCAATGCTTCTACACAGCAGACAGCTTTAGCAGGGGCACCAGTTGTTGTTTCTGATGTATTGTGTCAAGAAGGAGATATTGTTTATGTATCATTTGTACCGCCTTCGACATCAACAACCGCACCAAACAATAATCAGTCTTGTACACAAAATACTGGAACATATATTGTACAAAAGGGTCCGTGGATTAGAATTAAAGACAAGCCTATATTACCACCAAACGCAACAGAGCAGGAGATAATTAATAATAATAATCGATGGAGAACCGAGAATAATTACGGAGATTTAATACATGCTTTACCTCTAAGCCTGATGCATAGTCATATTAGATATGGAAATAATTTTTTTAGCAATAATTTATATGGAGATATGCTTGATGGCAAGGTTATCGCTATAGATAGTCGTATTCCTTATGATATTTTTTCTATAGGAGATACTATAGAGTTATATACTGACAGCAACAAAAGAGAGCCTGATGATAGTAGGGAGATTCTAAAAGTATCTATAGCTAATAAGGCTCTTATTTACAGAAACAATAAGCTGTTTTCAGTATTGATTCTAAGCGCCAGCGTTGGTACGAATGATAGACTCTCTCCGTCTCTGAGCAATAAAGTCTTTTTTGTATATAAAAACAATCCAACATCCGCAGAAGGCTCAGTTGCTTTGTATAATAGTTGGGGATTAGATAAAAATGGAAACTATGGCAATAATCTTAGTTCTTATGATATTATCTCTCCAGCGCATAGTACAGGTTCTTATGGAGATATCTCTCCATTTATTAGCAAAAATTTTCTATACAATAATATTGCTTTTAATAAATTAAAAAATATTTATGAAATTTTTAACAATCATTTAAATGATAAAATTAAATATAATTCTATTAAATTTTGGACATATAATGATAAACTAGAATTAGTCCCAGCATCTGTATCTACAGGCGGTGTGCATGGTTTTGCTTATTCGGCCGACGTATTACAGAATAATATGTTTGATTCTGATGCTAATCTTGTTGTTGCTAATTCAGCTAATACTAAATATAGAGGAGGACAACCAACGTCTTTAGAATCAGAAACGATGCATCAATTGCGAGAACAGCTGAGATTTTCGGCGTCTAATACTAATGAACATACTCAAGATTTTATGTATATTAAACTACCATCATTTGATGATAGCTCTTTAGATGGCTTATACGGAGTATTAGAGGTGGAAAATGATTATGTAGAACATATTCCAGTAAAACCCTTATCGACTACAGACTTTAATAATTTAAAAAATAGAATCATCGCCATAGATAATGATACGTATGATGCTGCTTTAGACAGTAAAGCCGGCGATGAAACCCTTACTTCGGAAATTATAAATTCTAATAAAATTAAATATATAGCCTTACATCTAGATAAAATATCTAAAAAAATTAAGGATAAAGGAGATTGCCATACTCGTAATCCTTCTAATGTAAATGAATGCTATATTCTTAGAACAACCAGAGCACTAGAGAAACTATATAAAGAAAGACACGATATTCTAACAGCGCTCGGAACCCAAACCATATCTTCTGCTACTGTAACTTATATCGATCCAGAAACCCAACAAAATCGCACAGCTACTGGGGAGATTATATATGAAAATACATACAATATAACAGTTAAACCGACCAACATAGGATCAGATCCTGTTAGGATAGTAAAGGACAGAAATACTGTGATAACACGCGACTATATTGCTACACATACTTTGCCTATAAACCATCCAAAATATGATAATCCCGATATTTTACCAAAACTAGAACTTTTAGTTACACAAGATAATAATAATTATTTAATTGATTATAAAAAAATTAACCAAGATCATTATATGATCAATATAGATCCATCTCAAGGATGCATTTGTGATTTTGCTAGTAATCCTAAAATATTAGTATCTACTGAATATTCTTGTGTAGAAGCCTTACCTTTATTTAAAGGACCTCCTATAGACAATAATATATGTCCAAAATTTGCTGACAATGATACTATAGGCGATAGTGGTGTAGAAAAATTTGAAGGAGATATAAGTAAACACAAATATATTATTCCACAATTAGAGATTGATAGACAAAAAACTAAATTTCAGCAAGACTTTGGTTCCAGCATTAAGGACTGGAAAACCATTATAGTTGAAAGATGGTTTAATATTAATGGAGATGAAATTATTAGCGGAATTCCTAATGATGAGTTAACAGTACATTCAATAGAAACATATCTAGTTCCCGTTCCTTATTATGAAATGCCCGAACCAACATTATTGGGTAATGACCAATCTGCGGATGTTAACTATGCTCCGGGCTATGGTAAGTGTTTTACGGATACTGGTAGTTCACCTGGAAAAGGATTAGTTTCTACTACAGAAGATGTTGGGGATAGACTAGGAAAGCCTACAAGAGTAGGTAACTTACTTAATCTTACAAATACTAATAATATAGAAGTGATGTTTAAGCGTATACCAAGACAATTAAGAGGATGTGATTTACTTAGTACTGTTTATAGATACGGATCTAGATCAGGATATAGAACAAATTCTTCAGCCAGCCCATTAATACCACTAGAGATAGATTCTGTAGGACAATTTGGCTCAATGAATAACAACTTATATTATTGGGTTAGTTTACAAAAAACAGCGAACAATAATCTAGAATACGCAGAAATACCAGATTTCTTTAAATTGCAAAATGAAATGATTTTTAGAAGCTTCTACGGTAGTGTTGATAAAATTGAAACTAAAGGTAAATTTATGTCTAGTTACTTCCCATGGGAACTTATCCCTTATGAATATGGAACTAAATAATATTATTCTCTGTCAATTTATAGAGATAGAGTATAGTTTATACTGGTGTGAAAAATGTGGGGCTAAAGTAGTTTCTTATGACAATAATTATCCAATATTAATATGTCCTATAGGCATAGCGCCAAGAATACAACAAATACAGAATGACAAAAATGCTCTTAAGAATTTGCATAAAAACACTCAGGATCTATGCACAGATGAGCAGATCACAGAAAGACTAAATATATGTCACGGCTGTGAATTCTTTAATTCTAAGCAAAGTGTATGCGATAAATGCGGATGTTCTCTAAGCAAACAACGCGAGTTTATAAATAAACTAGCATTGCCTGAAGCATCGTGTCCTATAGGTAAGTGGAAATAGATAATAAGAATTATTTTTTGTCTTTACCGTTCCACTTATGCCATCCCCTATTAGGAAGTAGGTTTCCGTCATCATCTTTTCTCTTAGGAAATAGGGTACCGCCCTTTTTGTGTTGTCCAAAAGCTAAAATTGCACCACAATCAGAACATCTAATTTCATAGTAGTCATTACCCTCAACATTTCTGACCACAAACCTAAGATTGTGCTTACCACATAGGCCGCATACTTCTTCGGCAAAAATCTCTTGAATTATAGCTAACTCTTTAAAAATTTCTTTTTGTCCAGCACCCTCTAATTCAAATGTTAACTTATCGCTAGCTCTATATAGTACTTTCATAATTATTTCCAGTCTCCTGAATAGCCCATGATGCTTTCTAATATCTCAGACGTATTCTGTTGATATTTGGACAAAAGTCTAATAATATTAACAGCATCATCATGAGATATATTATATATGTTATCGACAGATAATTTATTTTCGGTCAATAACTTACTTACATTTATATTAAGTCTTTGAGCCATAATGTCAATAAAATTAATTTGAGCATTACTAATTCGAGATACTGTATTAGCATCAGGATTATCATCAATTTCTTTTGACAGTTCTTCAGCGGCCACAACTTTTCTCAATTTCAATGCTCTGCGTAAGGCTCTGCCTTCTGCTCTGGTTTCAGCGACGGCCACAGGATGGTTTCGATATACTTTGTCACAGTTGCCCCAATAAACGTCTGCTGCGCCGTCTACAGTGATTACATTTAATTCAGCCCTGGAACATGACTCTTCATTTAAAACGTAGGTTATAGAGTGAACGACAGTGGCTCTTTTTTCATTATTTGGTTCAGGAGATTGGGCTATTGTTGTTGTTGAGGATATAACTTTACAATTTAGGGCTACTTCGAAAATGCGACGTAAACCATCTGTAGTGGGATTGTCCGATATTTTTTCATCATCGGATAATAGGGCTAATACGTAATCAGTCCATTCTAAGTCTGTAATTTTAGGAATTTTGACCTCTATGACCTTGGTATCATTAGCAACAATATCCTGAGACTTTTCTTTTTTAGTCATAATATATTAATCCTCAATATTTATTTTTTGGGAAACTTTAGACGATTCACACTGACGAATACACTTAATTAATTGATCATAAATTCTTAAGGCTCTGGCCTTAGAGAAATCTTTAGTTTGTTTTATGCGAATAAGGTGCCATCCTTTGCCGGTGATTAATCCTTCCTTTTTTTGGTCATACGATATATTTCTTTGCAAAGACTTATCTCCCCAAACCGGCTCAAAATGAGATGGCCCATCAACTTCTATAGCTATGTTAAGTTTTGGCAAGAATAGGTCAATTTGCAATTTTGTATTGACAAGCGATTGTTCTTTGTGAAAATTCACAGCATACTTATCCGATATTAATTGATTTAGCAAAAATTTTTCTAGTTTGGATCCTGTTTTACTGGTTAGTCTTACTGCTTCTATCGCTAGTTGATGTATATTTTGTTTTGTTTGAGTATCCATATTATCCCAATTTTGTTTCGCCTTCTCTTTTCTGATTTCCAATTCCTGATCAGATAAGTTCTCCCAGCTTTGCATAACTTGAGATCCTATTTTGATTTTAGTTTCTTCTGATCTTTGAGTTCCTTTTGTCGGATGCTTATGCTTACCTGTATTTAGTGCATTTTTTTGGGCTTCAGATTTGTTGCGTATAGATAGTCCTAATGTTTTAGCATCCCTTCTAATTTTATTAGGATAAGTGTCAAACATAACGGCTATATCAGCAAAACTTTTGTTCTGTTCAATATATAATTCTGTTAAAATTTTTAATTTATCTTGACTAGATAATGTACTATATAAAGGATTTGATTTGTTCATAATTAAAATTTTCTGAAATAGTTAGAGGTTTTTTCCAGCATATACTGTATAGATCATATAGTTCTTGGGTTTGTGTTATAAAATCAAGATTTTGTTGATTATATATAGAAGACCATTCCTTATAGGCCGTAGCAGGGTTCTGCGTCCATGGAATGTCTCCGACATATAGTATACGCTTAGTAATATTAGGAAATGTAGAAGTTAAAATTACGCTAGGCAAATCAAACAAAAATAATGTGCCCTTAAAAAACTTACACTGTGTTAAGTGCAATATTGGTAAATTTAAAGTTTCTGCTTTTTCTGAATAGCTATTAAAAATAACGGCTTGATCATATGGATGTTCAAGAGATATGCCTTTTAAGCACTGTAGAATATTATCATAAATATTGTTATTTAGCAGCTTCAACAACACAAAGCCAACATCTTTAGACATTAAAAACTCCTTGCAAAAAATCTTGATACTTAATTGTATTAATTTTTTCTTGATTAGATGCTTCTGTAGTATAGTTGATAACATTATTAATGTTAACTATTTTACATCCACACTCTATAGCCTCTATAAAATATTCATCTAAATCATAAGTTAAATAATATTCGCTATTCCTTAGTAATTCCCCCTTGTCCAGTTCGGTCAGCACTCCTAGATTTTGTGGATGCGGAATCCTAGGACTGTCAAATATTTTAATCGGTAATGTAGTGTTGGGATATAATACTTTAACTAGATCATTAGGTAAAGACGTTATTTGTTTTGGAGCAAAGTATACTATGGATTTGTTCCTGTGGCGATTATCACTATAGTAAATATTTGTACTAATGAGATTCTTCGGAATATAAATAATCTTGTCTATATTATGGTCATTAGGCATCATTGACGCTAAAGTCTCGGGAACTAAATGTACACAAGAATCAGGATAATTTGGTATGAGAAATAATGTTTTTTCGTGATTGTGGTATACATAGATATTCACAGAGTCCTGATAGTCCTCAATAAACTGAGCACATTCTTCACTAATTTTATTTGCTACAAATATAATATGTGTTGGTTGATATGAAAAATATAGTCTATATAATTTTTTATCAAATACAGCTGGTTCTACTACAATGTCCTCTAATTGTAGAACACAAAGATTTTGTATAAATTTACTGTCACAGTATTGTACTAATAGTTTAATCATATAAAAACCTTCGCTTTTGCTATATCTTTTTGATTGGTAATCTTCATAATTTTGCGTCTATCTATAACACACTTATCTATATCTATGTTTTTAAGTATGTTATTAATTGCTTCGAATAAGTACATTTGCTCAGAAATATTTTTACCAACAAATTCTTTTGTTGCTTCTATTCCTTCTTTGTTTAAATAAATACATTCTGACCACCTAAAAGGCAAATCATAAAATATATACTCAGTATAATTACTATCTTGTGAACATCCAAGTTCGAAATTTTCTTTGTCCCTATTTAACAAAAAGACCTTGGAGTGATCCATCAACATAGACTTATCTATAACAAGATCTTTTAACAAGACACCACTGCTGATAATTAATAAATTAGAAACGTCTTTATGCTGATCGTAAAATAATTTTAGACTATAGGCCTGATTTGTATGCTTATACTCATAATTAATGATATAGTCTATATTTTTATGCTGCTTAATGATATTAAGTATTTTTTCGTATTCAAAACCAAGTATAGTTGTTATTCTAGCATGCTTGTCTATGCTACGAGCTTGTGCGATTTGATACTCTATTACTGACAAATTTTTTTTTATTGCCAATAAAGCTTTTGATCCGAGAGATTTCATACCTTTTGTTATCTCGGGCGCTATAATCAGAATGTCTAACATTAGTCTAATGATATTCTTTTAATTGTTATAATTATTTGATTATTTACATGGTCTATTTTTTGTATTTTTAAATATGGCTTATTAACAGCCAATAATATATCGTCTAAAGACCAAATAGATAGCTTATCCACAAAGGTTTGCAACAGCTTATCTGAAGGGGTAGAGCCATTTATATATCCAGACAATTGTTTCTTTATGTCTGTTAAAATAATAACTAATAGGCCTGATGGTTTAATTTTTTCTAATAGTTGTTGTATTGAATCCGTTGACTGCTTTTTAGTATAATACTCTAAACAATCGCATATTATATTGTCACAAGATAAGTTTATTATCGATCCGGTATCAGTAAGAGGTACTGGAATATATCCTAATGGAACAGTAGTACTTTTATCTCGCACTATGGCAAAATTATGTTTCATAAAACGAATATCTCCTTCTTAGCTTTTGTAAGAATATTTGTGACTTTGTTACTAAAAGTATTATAGCTATACTGATTATTAATTAACTGTTGGTTAAATTTTATATCTCTATCACTTATGGGCTCTAACATAATATTCTCTATCATCTTAGTCAAACCGTCATAATTCATGACTTTATAAACTTCTTTGATATCAGCATTAAGAGAAACCATAGGAGAAGTAATTACTTTGCACCCACAAGCAGAGGCCAACAGGCTATTGATTGTATTATCCATATCGACAACCACACGATAATCTAATAGTGTTTTTGTAATAATATTAATATCTAATGGTAATATTTGTAGCAGATCTGCGCCGTGGAATTTATTAACTAGACTAGAATATAGATTATGTATTTGAGTATTATTTGATTGATTAATAAATAATATAGATTTAGTTCTCTCAGATATTAATTCAGGAACAGGCACTCCATATTCTATTATATAAGTATTGTTCCATGTGCTAGCACCCCAAGCAGCACCTATTTCTTGACTCATAAAGATTTTATTGGTTTTATCCAAGGCATTTTTTAAAATGACACCGTCTTCTTTTTTAAATTTTACTGGTGGTTTTTGATGAAAGAAAACTAAAGTAGTCAGATGCATAGCATTGCACCAACTTTGGGCTTCTTGAACATAATCAAAACCGTTATGTGTAATATATAGATCATAATAATGACTATATATAGAATCTAGACAATAATTAATATTATCTAAGCTATACATAATAGCGTCGAAACTACTATTATGAGTTCCATATAGAACTCTGATGTCCTTATCTATTACTTTATAGGCGATATTACTAATGGTATGTGTAGTCATATTATCTTATTAAGATGCTGAGTTTTAAATAATGAGGGTGTTGTTTGCAAGTTCTTAGAACTTATATAAGTTCTAATTGCATTGTCTATATGTTCTTCATTAATGCTTAAATAACCGCTATGGGCCATCTCAGCATGATCATTAGACTTATATGTTAAATCATTGCTTATATGAATAATGGATTTATTAAGAGCTTGTGCGATCTTGAGATTTATAGAATTAGATCCTTTATTATGTAAATCTATTAATATATCACAAGTATTGTGAGCTATAATTAAATTTTTAAGACTGGTTTGTATTGGAACTGTGATTACCTTATTCAGTCTATTATTAGGGTAATAGTTTGTATAGATATCATTAATTCTTTTGTCTATATATTCTTTATCTTTAAAGTCTACGTCTAATAAGTACAAGACTAAAGCCATATTATCTTGATGATTATTTTTAATAAAAGATCGTACCAGAATATTAATATATTCTGTATTATCTACAGCATTACCAACAAAATATAATTTCTGTAAACTGCTAAGAATATCTAGATCATAAACATTATTATTAACAGACCCAGAAAATATATCATAATCAAAATTTTTAATATTTTTTAGTGTATGATAGCTACTTTTTAAGATTTTATTAGCATCTAACTTATTGTCTAGTAATACCATGTCGAAAGATGCTAGTATATTTTCTTCGTTAAGAGATAGTTTATTAGACCCTAAAATAGGTATGATAATATTTTTGTCTATACCATAGACTCTACTAGCAAACGATATTGGTGAGTGTTGAATAACACAATCTATATTTTGATTATTATTTTCAGCATTAACCACCTCTAAAGGCAGTTCCGATACGTGGTTACTGTTAGCGATATATACCGGCCTAGCAACAATATTATGAGCAGTATTAGTGAGTAGTGTTTGCAATATACATAAAGAATGTATACCGTCTAATGAGTTTTGCCTATAGGGACCTATGTATAGAATATTCATTATTATTAGCTATTAAGTTTTAAATGTGCGTATCTGATAAAATCATCATCAAATTGAATGTTTTTTTGCTTAATCTCTTGAGTACTATTATTATTATGTACTATAGTTTCTAAATAAGAGTATATATTTTTAAAATCATATGGCATAATCGATGTAGTGTTTTGATGAACAAATCCATAATCTGCATGATTCAATAATTCCAACAAACGATAAGAACCAATCATAGATGGATCATGCATATTATAATTGCATAGATATAATAATTTATCAAAATTACTTTTATAATCCTCTTTTTGTGGTGTTAATACTGATAACTTTAATATTTCGCCTTTAGACCAATCTTTTCTGATATTAGAATTAGCAAGATTATCAAAATAAGTTTCCCATATGCTGATAATATTATTCCAATCATAATGCTCTCTAGTTAGTTCTGCCGTTCTCGTTCTTTTTTGTTCTTTTGCTTGTATAGGTTGTTTGATAAAGTCTAGGATATAATTCTTAAGATCTTGATTATCCGGAAATGCTCTCATAGCCTTGGTTTCAAGTTCTTTAAATAATGCTCTAACTTTTATAGGATAAGCTTCTAACTTACTGACAATATCACACATAGCACTATAATCAACCGTAGCAATAGGCACACCACAAGCACCAGCTTCTACTTGAGGCATACCAAAACCTTCACATATAGAATATTGTACGTATAGATCGAATAGATTATATATTTGTGCTAAGGTTTCGGATTTTACTCCGTCTGTTACGGAAGGAAAAGTTGCTGCTTTATTTAGACATTTTTTACATACCTTTTGAGGACCACTAAATACCGAACATGATGTGTCCCCACAGTTTCTACATAAATAAGTAAACAAAACCTTATTACTCAGTCTTTGTTCTTTAAGTAGCTCTGGAATATCCCAGCCCATATCAGGAAAACTTGTATGCAGATATAGGAACACACGTTCACCAACATCTGTATCATCCGACCGTTCTAGTTCGTCTAATACGGCTCTAAAAGAAGCAAATAGTTCTGGTATTAGTTTACGTTTTTGATTTCTCATAACAGACCCTATAATAATAGCATCGCTAGGAATATCAAAAGTATTTCTTATTTCTGTACGATTTTGTGGTTTAAAAATATTCAGATCAACACCAGGAGATACTGTATTGATATAATTTATTCTGTTTGAAGATTGTGTCTTTAATACTTGCGCACCCCAATCTGAATATGTAAAAATAGCATCTGCACCTATAAACGTATCAATCCATTCTTCTTGTTGTGGGGCAGAATCGACTGTTGGCATCAGCACCCAATGAAAATATTTTCTTAAAGGAGACACAGCTTGATAAGCGCTCATCCAGTAGTCTCTTATATCCACAACTACATCGGGTTCAAAATCTAATAAAACTTTTTCAAATCTCCATCTTCCGAACTGATTATCTGTTCTAGACTGATATTCTTGATGTCTTGGATCGTTCTCTTTGACGGCGTTCGCATAATATCTCCATTTAATGTTAGAATCTCTAGGATCATTAACAAACCCATATGAGGCAAACTCTGCCAATTCATATTTGTTAGTAGCATATAAACGAGATAGTAGTTCTTTGGCATAGATACCAAAACCAGAATTAATAAAGCTGGCTTCTGAACACAATAGAATTTTTAGCTTATTAGATTTCATAGATATAAAAATATGGGGGTATATTTCAACCCCCACATTTCTCGATTCTTTAAGACTATATTAGATATGATTAAAAAGCCACTGGCTCTTGTGTTTGTCCTTGCTTGTTCCCCTTGGTCAAACGAGTAATCTTGGAAAAGTTATTAACTCTAACCTTAAGACTACTATGCTTAACACCATCCTTTTCCCAGGTATCATTTCTTAATGATCCTTCAATCATTACTAGATCGCCTTTCTTGAACGATTCTGCGATCATATCTGCACCGCTATCCCATGCTTCGCAATTAATAAAAGAGGTAATCTTATCTTTTTCTCCGCTGTTCTTAGTATACTCTCGACTAACTGCGACAGTAAAATTAACAACAGATGTTTGCTTGCCTCCAGTATTAACTACTCTTAGTTCTGGATCACGAGCTAAATTACCTCTAAGCAATGTAATATTCATATCAAATCTCCGTTTAAAAATTAAAAAGGTCACACAACGATTTATAATAGGCCGAACGAGATCAGTGTCAAGCTGCTGGTTCAAAGCATTTTTCTACTACCAAGCCGTCTTTAGACTTAGTTTTATTGCCAGAAAAAACCAATACATTTCCAGGATACAAGTAGTTTCTATATTTAGCAAATTGCTCTGGGAAAAATATTACCGAATCCAATGAGCCAAATTGATCATCAATAGTTATAAAAGCCATCTCTAGTCCAGGATTTTTACCTGTTTTAGTTTTAGCAATATTAATATTACTAATCTCTCCAGCTATAATAATATTATTATTTGCGTATGATGTTTTAAAGGTTTTGCAATTAGAATTCGCAGAGGATACGTCATATACATCTAACTTAGAGCATGTAATAGCAACGCCTAGCAGAGCATTTTCCGAATCAGATAACCACTCTATCTTGTCTGTTAAAGAATAAGGAGGACTAATCAACGAATGCACATAATTTTGAAAAGCTAGTTTACGATTTTTAATTAGCTTATTATTTTGTAGGATATATTGTAGAATTTTTTGTACAGAGGTTTCTGTTTTAGCTAGTTCTATGAAACTTATCATCTCCTTCTTTGTTAAATTACTGCATATATCATACTCAAAAAGCATCTCTGTTCTGTGTTTCTTAAAATAATCAAATGCACCAGAACTAATCAAGGCTTTGCTAGCAATAGAATTAATATTTAATAGCACACTAGATAAAATCTGCGTCCAGGACAACTCATTAACGTTCCTTTGGTCTGCTAATGTTATAATTTTATTATAAACAGAATCCCCAACCCCCTTAATATCAGTTAGTCCAAAATAGATATAATTGTCTTTTAAAATAAAACAACGATTCAGATTTCTAAAATCTGGTATGTTAACAACAATATCCATTTCAACAGCATTTCTAACAAGCTCTTTGATTTCCTGTTGCGGATCAATTTTGTCTTTGGCAAATCTTAGATATGATGCAAAAAATACTCTGGGGAAATGCGCTTTTGCATAAGAAGATAGATAAGCATTCATTGCATAACTAATAGAATGACTAGCGTTAAATAAATATCTTTGGGATTTTTCTATCCATTCAAAGATTTGTTCCGCATCTGTTTCTGTTATTTTGCCATTAGTCTTGGCTCCATCAATAAACTGTTTTTTTACCTTAGCCATTTTATCTGCTTGTTTTTTGCCTATCGCCTTTCTAAGATTGTCTGCTTCTTTCAGATCAAAACCGGCTAGCTCTTTGGCTATAGACATAGCTTGTTCTTGATATATCATTTCTGAATATGTATCTTTTAAGATAGGCTCTAAAGCAGGATGAAAATAGTCTATAGATTCAAGACCATTTTTTTTATCGATATAATGATTCGATACGCTTTTACCGTCTCTATGTGCCTCTAGACATCCCGGCCTTAGAATACTTATTAAACCAGATAACTGTTCAATATTTTGTGGCTTTAATTTACGAGCCATGGTTTGTCCTAACCGCGACTCTAGTTGAAAACAACCCTTAGTGTTACCTTCTGAAATTAATTCCCATGTTTTTGAACACTCCAAACTAATATCTGATATTTTTGGAGAAAACAATATTTTAGGATTGTTACTATTCGTAGCATCATCAAGAACCTTGAATTGACACCCACAATCAAATACTAAATTTTTTGACATAAATCCTATAGATTAAAAGAAGATTTGAACTTAATTTTTTTAGACATATTGCGATGTAGCTTTAAAAAACGAATCAAAATATTAGCACTATCTTGTACGTCTTTTAAAGCATCGTGCGCCCCGTCTTTATTTATTCCTAAATAATCTCTAAGATTATCTAGAGTATAGTTTTTGAGTTCGTTATTTCCTTCAAACCAATAAAAGACAAGATTCATGATATCTATAACGTCTCTAGGATAAAATAGAGAGGACCTGCCTTCTTTATTGAGATTGTTATATTTTTTACTCAGTCGTTCTGTAATTCGTAAATCAAATCTATTGATATTATATCCGGCTGCAATAGGTGCAGTAAAGCAACTTTTATTAGAAGATCTAATATGATACATATCTAAATATGAAACAAACATATTCCAACTGTGATCTTGCTTCGGATATTCTAGCCAACTAGCCAAGATCTTGTCTTTTGTAGATGACCTAACCTTGGCATGAAAGTCCAATATATCAGAATCTCCGTAATTATAGCTTGAGTCATTTTCTAAAGCATCTGGTTTAATCATAATGTTAAATTCTGAATCTTTTATGATTTCTAATCTAACAGGATCAACCATTACGGCAGCTATCTGCACTGGACTACAAATATCTGGATTAGACCCATCCGTTTCTAAATCAAAAACACAAATTTTTTGGAAATTAGCCATTGATAGTTACTACAGCCTCATCTGGAAAAAAGGTTTTTTGACCGGGATCGTTAGCTACTTGACAGTTGATAGATCGACAGCAACTAACTCTTACCGGTTCTGTTTTAATATATTCCACATTATTTACAGTAAACTTTGTACCAACAATTAATTCTTTAAAAGTTCTCTCCATGATTATTCTCCATTTTTAAGAGTTTCTGATACGGCCATAATTTTATCCAACATAGCTACTCCTAATATATCAAACTTGATTAAACCAAGGCTCTCTAAATCCTGCATTTCCATACCCGCGATATTTTGCTTATTTTTAGCATCGTAGATCATAGGACACACAGAACCAAGACTTTCTTTACTAATAACTACACCGGCTGCATGTTTAGATTGATTAGATTTAGTGCCTTCAAGACGTATGGCTTGTTCAAATCTTTTTGCCAATGGACCCGCCAAAGAACCGTCATCAGATATATAGCACCATTCTTTGAGTTTGTCAACGTTATTCTCTAACGCCCACCGTATAATAGAAGACTCTCCGGTATCTTCCTTCATTTCTTGCAGCTCGTCTGCTATTTTAGACTCGTCTGGTATATATTTGGTGATTCTATTCATTTCTTCAAAAGAAATATTACCATATACTCTAAGTACCTCTTTGAGAGCACCTCTACCTTTCATAGTATTAAAAGTAATCATTTGCGATACCTTATCTCTACCATATTTTTCTTTAATATAGTCTATAACATATTCTCTTTTATTAATTGGTACGTCTACGTCTATATCTGGCATAGATATGTGATCGGCGGTATTTCTGCCCTCATTATAAAATCGTTCAAATAATAAATCATACTTGATCGGATTAATTTGTGTAATGCCTATCAAATAAGAGACTAAACAACCGGCAGCACTACCTCGTCCTGGTCCAGGTAACCAGTTATTATTCTTAACATATTCGACAATATCTTGAACAATAAGAAAATAGCTAGACAGACCAGCCTTTTGCAAAATGTCTAATTCAAACTTGATTCTATCTATGTAGATGTGATGTTCTGATTCTGGAATAACGTCTTTTATTTTATCTTTCCATCCATTACGACATAATTGTCTTAAATATTCATCCGGAGCATTATTATTTGGACATAGAAAAGTGGGCAACATAGGCTTATTAAGTATGTCGTATTCCTCACACATACTACTAATGTAGTTAGTGTTTTCTATTTCTTCTTCCGTATGCCATCCATTCATTTCGATACTGTCTGGAATATGGAAATTTTCTGATTTAAAAAAACAGCTCATAGGCACATCTTGACCAGCCAAAATCTTCTTATTGATATCTATTAATGTCGTCTTTAGATTATTACATAATAAAATTCTTTGATCAATAGCATCTTTTTTCTCACAATAATGAGCGTCCGGAGTTGCAATAATTTTAGTTTGTGTTTTATGAGATAGATTTCTCATAAAGTCGGTCATATCTTTTTGTTCTGGACTAAACTCTTGATCCATTAATTGTGCTTCTAAAAAGAAATTTTCAGGACCAAATATTTCTTTCATTCTGTAGATATAGTCAGAACATTGTTTAATATCTCCACCAGAATGGTGTGCTAGATCTGATAATGTGGATCCTAAATGTCCACAGTAGCCTATAATATTGCCATCTAACAAATCAGCCAATATATCCATGCTTAATCTTGGCTTATGATAAAAATATTCTTCTTTATTGGATTCGGATACTATTTTGATCAAAGTATGCCATCCAGATAAATTTTTAGCTATAATAAGAAAGTGACTTAGTTTACTATTGTCTTTAGTCTTATTAGTAGCACTATCAGTACTGATATATAGTTCACATCCTAGTATAGGTTTTATTTTTCTTGTTTTCATAGCCTGATAAAATTGAACACAACCAGAAATTGATCCATGATCAGTAATAGCACAAGACGATACTCCTATGCTAGTACATCTGTCTCCAATTTGATGTGGCTTACTTATACCATCTAACAGACTGTAGTGAGAATGGCAGTGCAATACAGAATAATTTTTAATCATACCGATCCGGGAGCCTTATATGAACCTATGACGTGATTGGGATGTTTGTACAGACCCATTGTAGTGTCGATACCATATAAGTCAAGATCGTGTTTAATTTGCTCACATTTGGTCATAGACTGCCCAATTCCGCATGCTTGTCCATCTCTGTATTCTACGATAGGCTCAATATGAGTATTTTGGAATGTTGTTTTGCCAAAATGACACAATTTACTACACATCCAACTTTTACTTAGTTTAGGTTTTTTAGTAGACTTAATAGCTTCAAATTTTTGCCTAATCATATTTTCGGTATCATTCAAATCTTTATCGTGAAAACATATAGAGAATGGACCGCCATCATTAATAAAATAAATAGAGAACATAATATTCTCGATATGAGGATATAAGTGTTTGATAGCATAATGATAGATTCTTAGCTGAGGATCTTTTTCCAGTTTTTCAATAGTTTTTTCCTGTCCAGTGGCCCAATCTAATCTTCTGCCTGTATTATGTGTTGGAATAAAATTTTCTGTACATAAATAAGTATTGTCTGGACTATCTACAGATATGCATTGAGTTTTTTGTGTTATAGATTTTTCTATACTTACTATTCGTCTAACACTAGATCTGCCAGACCCCCAATTAACATCAACTTTGTCCGCTTTTCTGGATAGTAAAAATGGATTTAGATTTATTGGCCTAAATGCTATTGGAAAAATATTAACATCATTTTTGAAATTAGTATTTCTATTTATAAAGCTTTGATTAGGTCTTTGTCCTAGTGTTAAGAGTAGGTGTTTAACATCATTAGATAATCTTCTATTGCAAGACGTAAAGACCGCTTGCTTTCGTTTTGTATTAATGTTTCCGTCAGTATCCATAAGTCCTCTCAATAAATCTAATCTTTGATTAAAAGAGGCTCTAAAAAATATTTCTGGAATATGTTTGTTATTCAATAAGTTAAGTGAGCGTAATTTATCTTTCGTTTTCAAAACTGTTACAGTTTTATTATTGGATCTTTTGTCAGAACATATTTTACCAAGTTTATATCCACGCTTTTCTATTTCTTCAAAAATCTCTATATCATTTCCACTCAGTTCACACTGTCTATTTCTCCCATCTCCTAGCCATACTCCTAATAAATATGGTTCTATTGGTAATTCAATATCATCACAAATTAATGGCTTACAAACATTTATAGTATCACCATTATTTAGTTCTGTAACACAAACTGTTTCTCCACTACTCAATTTCCATAAGTGTTCATCGTCACAAACTACTGATGTTTTATCATCAAATGTTATTCTATAACAATCTTTGGTTTTTACTTTAGATTTTCCAATAACAGAACATTGATGACCATATTGGTCAAAAACCTTATCTCCCACCAAAACTTCTCCCATAGTTGTCCATCCATTAGGTGTTGGTAAAGAAGTGTTTATTGGTAATCCTTTCCAGTCTATAATTTCTATGGTATTATCATTTACTAATGTAATCAAATCTATTGTGCCTTTGAGAGCTAAATTGCCTTCTATTGTTTGTTCGTCAATATTATACGAGTATTTGGACCAAGGTTTTTTAATTTCAAAATCAAAATGCTGCTCTGGACACAGAATATTTCTGTTTCTAGGATCAAACATCCCATTATTAAATTCTATCGCCTTATAAACCCACGCATGACAATCTTTATAATCTTTGATTGACCACTTATGGTGTGTTGTTTTTTCTGTATAGTATTTATATACTTTTTCTATGATTGTATTTAAATTATAGTTATGTATTGATACTGTGCCTACAACATCATCTTCAAAAGTATCGATCTTGTCTTGTTCGGACTTTCTAATAATCGCTAGTATTTCTAGTACCTTATGTACAATAGTTCCTTTGTCTGCTTTTTGTCCGGATGGACCACGCCAACCTAAAACATATTCTGCAAAGAATTGTTGTTCACACATACTGTGTGTATTATAGCTAGAACTACGAAAATATGTAATTATCATATATCTAATATTTGCTCCAAAAGTTGTTTGGTTTCTACTAATTGGTCATACAAAGACATTTTGTCATTATCTATTACAAAATCAAAATTAGACCAATCATACTTGTCTTTATCTAAGATAGTTTCACTAATATGATCAGAATTAAAAGGATTTCTTGTTAATCTAAGAACTTTTCCGCCAACATTTTTTATAGCTTCTATTTCATTTGGGAATCTGCAATCTGTAACTAATGCTAATTCGGGCGATTCTTTCATAATTTTTGATATGGTGGATCTTACCCAAACATTAGGATCTAATTTACGAAATATATCAGTACCAACAGTTTGCATTACATCCCTACAAGACAATTGTTTTTCTTCCCAAAACATATCTGTTAATTCATTTTTTTTGTCATCTGATCCATAACATTGTTCCTTAGTTAGTCCTAGTATATTTATACATATATCGGTCTTTAAGATATCTGCAAAATTATAAATCTTGATCTGGCTATTTAGTTTAGAAACAAGATACCTTGTATCATCGTCTTGTGGCAGATTATTAGGGTCAAATACTCCGCTGTAGGCGGCATTGCCAAGTATATCAGATACTACTGGTTGACCATAATCGTCTATATATATTTTGTCACTAAATTGTAGTTTAGACAGATATAATGATAAAATAAAATTACCTGTAGTAGTTTTCCCTGATTGTTTGCGTCCAGAAATTCCCAATATTAGCATATAATACTTTCATGAATATTTAGTTGTGGAATAATAATATTTTTTACCTCATCTACAGTCATTTCGGCAACATCTGAATGCTCTAAAGATAAATGGTATACATTATATGTTCTACTGCATTTGGACTCTATATTTGCCGCAGCCGCCCTGCCAGCATCATCATTATCCATTATAGTAATAATAGACATTGCTCCAGATATGTCGAGCAGCATCTTTTGTTTTTGATGCATAGATGATCCAAATATTGCTACCGAATTATGTATTCCTGCTTCTTCGAGACGCCAAACATTGCCCGGACTTTCTACAATAATAACCGTTTTAGATTTTTCTATATATTTTTGAGCATACCAAAAGTTATATAAATGATCTTGTGTCTTAAAGTTTTTATTATGTTTCCATTTAGAGTGCTTCCACTGATCTGTGTCTCGTGGACAATCTTTATTCACATTATGATAACAACCACACGCTTCATGTTTATTGAAAACGCTTCGTCCTGTACATCCTACCATAAACTGTCCGGAAGTATCATACACAGGCACTACTGCTCTATCGAACATTTCTTTGGTTGTATCTATGCAATCTCCCACATCGTATTTGATTAATATTTCGGACGAAAAACCTCTGTCTATAAAATATGATGAAGGAATTTTTAATGCTCTTATTACAGACTGTCTAGGTATTTTTGGAATATTGCCGTTTGAAGTGTTGAGTTCTTTATGCAAAGAGTCCCCAACGTGCTTAATAGTATTAACAAAAGCAGACTTTTCTTTATGTTTTCTGGATATTTTAACTGATGCCGGATCATATTTAGAAAAATCTATAGCGTATTGTAGCGCCTGATTAAAAGATACTATTGGGTCTCCTAGCTTAGACCATCCTTCATTTCTAGATAAACAGCCTCTAATAAAACCTAAGATAGAAGATTTAAAAATTTGTTCACAATTATGTGTTCTACATTTCCAGTTGCCTCTATAAGAGTCTCCTTGATGGTATAGATTAAATGCTGAACCATTGTCTCCCCCATGAATAGGACAAGACATAGAAACCATTTTATCCATTAGTTTAAAGTCTTGTATCTCTAAACTATTCAATAGGTTTTCAATATCATCACACAATAAATCTGATAGATTTTTTAATTGTGCTTGATCATACGAACGGGATTTCTTCTTGTTCATTGATATTATCATCGTTAATTATAAATCCGCCTTTATTGGACTTGGTATTATTCATAAGTTCTAATCTGGTCTTACCCTCTGTAATCTTAGCGCACCAGCCCTTCATATGACAATTAATATAATCGTTATCATCTAAGCCTCCTCCGTGACGACTAATTAATGGTACTAGTTTACGGTTACCAGACTCTGATCCGTCTTCGGCTATTTCTTCATCGGATTTGCGCTTAAAAATAGTAAAATTACTACATAGCCAAATAATTCTATCAGAGCCAGAGGCAGTATCAGTGCTCTCTTTTGTTATGCCGTCTCTATTTAATTGAATAAAAGCTAATATTGGTATTTTGTACTTAATAGCAAAATTATGTAACGAAGTCATCATAAATCCTAGTATTTGATACTCTTTCATGTCTTGAGACAATCCAGCAGAATCCATAAGCTTCAAATAATCATATATAATTACACAGTCTTTTGCTGTGCCGTCTGTGTTTAGTCCAACCTCTTTAATAATCCATCTTCTCATTAAAGATAGTTGTTCTTCGAAAGATTTTCCGGCAATACTTTTATGAAATAATTTACTGCTCTTCAAATCTCCAACTGCTTTTTGGATCTTACTAAGATTACTGGGTGTGTCCGTAAATTTACCTGTTTCAATCTTAGAAATTTCTATTTCGGAAGACATTGCTAGTATTCTATGAACATGGTCTTCTTTAGTCATTTCTGTATCCATGTTTAATACAGGAATTTGTAATTTACTAGCTATATGATAACCCATATTGTCTGATAACAAAGTTTTACCAACTTTTGGTCTGGCAGCAATAACATTTACTGTTCCTTTTCGTAGTCCTCCTCCTATAGCCTGATCATACGCAGGAAAACCTGTAGATATACCTATTTGATCTACTTTATTACTTTGTAAATACTCCATATAAGAATCAATATCTTTTGACATTGCCGCAGGAGCGGTATCGTCATTGGAGAGAGATCCAGTAAAATCAAAAATAGCATTTTCTGCTATACTAATAATATTAGATAAAGATTCACTACCATTTACGTCCAATAGTTGCTCCTGAATAGACTCCATTTCTTTATGAAGCATTCTAGCAATTTCTAATTTCTTAATTTTACCAGCAAATTTTCTAACATTCTCTAAATGTACTGGAAAATCAAAAATTGCTTTTAAGTGTTGGGCTTCCTCTTTCTTAGATAGAACATGAGATAGCTCCAACTCTTGGGCAGAAGAATAGACTGATGCTATATCTATAGTAGGTTTTGGTGTTTTATCACAGATATTCTTAAGACATCGGAATAAGATTTGGTTACTATCAATACTGAAAGTAGATTCTTTTACTATGTCTGATATGTCGAAAAAGGCATCCTCTCCATATTTGAGTATGCCGCTAAGTACAGCTCTTTCTGCTGACGGATCACATAAAATCATAAAATGAATTCTTTCATCCTGCTTGCGTGGAACAGTTATTACACTTATAGCGTGAAGCGCCCTCGAACACAAGGGTGGGACTTACAGTTTCTTTTTTTCCACACACCCTACAGACAACATCCATAGGCTCAAAATCTCTCATTCTAGCTACTGGAGGATGCTTACTAAGAAGTTTATCTATTTGTCCGTCATCTTTGTGCATGCGAGCCTCGGTCATCTGGTCAAATTTATTGATATTGTTTGTAGTATCATTGCTACCACTACCAACTCTGCGTCTAGTTTTAGTTTTGATATTATGTGTACGAGACTTGGTTTCTACGGGATCTGGTGTTGGTGTGTGGACTTGATCATTATCATGATCGTCATCATCATTATTCGTTGGCAGTAGAGCCTGTAATACCGCTATTAAATTTCTGATCTGTTCGGGATTGTTTAATATTTCTTTAGGATCCATGTTTCACCTTTGTTTTTTGTATATTAAGCATAATATCGGATAAATTTTTTAGAGAATTAGCTATATAAGATAGTCTATCTATTCTTTGTTTGGCATATTTTTTTATAGCATTTAATGAGTTAGCTTTATCATTATGTTTTATAGCTTGCAAAGACTTCTCGATATAACCATATCCCTTGTAATTATTGATCTCATCGGCTATAGTATCTTTAATGGTTTCTTCTGACCAGTTATGTCTGGCTATTTCTCTATTAAGGGTTCTTTGAATATGGAAAGAAAACTGAGATAATCTATACGCTATTTGAGCACAATCTTCTGGTGATAATTTTTCTAACTCATCCCTACTCATACTCAAATAATTATTTATCTCTGTTTCTGGAACTCCTCCTATATTATTATAGGACGGCATTGATATGCTCTGTTCATATTCGTCTAAGATTTTATCCCAGTGATGCAATTCTTCTTTAGATGTTTTGTTGTTCATAGATTTTATTTTTCCATTGATCTACTGTTTCATTATACGGCAATGCAACAAATTTTAATCCATTGAGTAGGCACCACTCCTCTTTTTCTCTATCTTTTTTTTGAGCTTTTAAAAATGACATTCTATTGCCATGGTAAAATGGAATAAATTCATAGTGTTGTTGTCCATGAACTTCTATTGCTGTCTTTATTAGTGGCAAGAAAAAATCTAGATATAATGTTTCTGATTTTCTAAGTTGTATTGGTACTTCTTCTAAAATTTGTAAAGTTGGATATGTTTCTATTAATAATTGTCTGGCGACTAAGTGGAAAGATGATTTATCGTGTATTCTAGCTTTAGCAATATTCCCCGTAAGATTCCAGTTATGTCTATTGCCATCCAAATCAATAATATTCATTTAATTCCCAACACCTCTTTAACTGCTTTTTGTACTTGATTATATGATTTAATATTGTCCAATAGATACTGTCTAACTTTTTCTGTTCCTTGAAATTTAGGCTTATCGTCCACAACAGTAATAGTGTACCATGCACCACCCTTATGAATAACGCCAACATCAGAAGCTAAATTAATAAGTTCTGTGCATTTGTCTATTCCCTGACCATATCTTATATAACTAGTGGTTACAGCCCCTGGTGGTCCTAGAGCAGAGCATACCACTTGCCACTCTATTTCCTGTCCTATTTGCGTATTATCTGCCCCTAGAAGCCATGGTTTAAAAGTTTTGGCTCTTAGCTTGATGTCAGTTTGATATGCTATAGCTTGGCCGGATTTCTCTTTAAATTCTGCTCCATATCCGGTGGGATTTCCCATCAAGTGAGTAATACCTATGACTATATTTTTATTGACCGGAATAACATTTGCTACTTTACGACAGAACTTAGCTAATAGTTTGGCACCGTCAGCTCTTTGCATTTTATCCATATCAGATGTGATCTCTGCTTCTGTGCATAAAGCTGAATAAGAATCAATAATTAGTACACAACCGGGAACCTCATTAATAATACGTTCAGCAATTTGCAAATATTCTTCACCATGAAGAATCTTACCTTGTTGAGAACCTATAATTTCAAAGCGACTCAGATCTAAACCATCTATTCCTTCAAGATCTCTTTTCTTAAGTCTACCTTCGATATTTAGATAGTACACATGCCTACCTTCTTTGAAAGATCCACTAGCATATTCCTTTTTTTGTGCTGTTGCCGCAAAATCTAGACTTGTTGTGGTATTATGTGTAACTATAAAATTATTAGTTAAATAGAGACCTTCTGGATGATCTACTTCTATACAAACAGATTCTTCTTTACCAATCTTATTAACCTCTATTATGGTTCTAAATAGCTCTGGTTTTTTTCTTTTGTTTCCGCTCTTTTTTCTTGGTAAATTAAATAATTTATCAATATTATTACCATGAATATGTAGTCTATATGATAAGAATGTTTTGCCGTTACACGACGTAGATCTATTTGTAATATTACAAGTATATCCAAGACTTTCTAATACTTCTCTAACATCATTCGCTAGTTTTTCAGATACCGAGCTATATTCAGCTCTTAAGCCATTATCATTGTAACCATCGGTGTCCATCAATCCTCTTATAAGTTTCCATCTATTATTAATAGAGGAATATTTATATATATTAGGTATAAATTTTGTATGAGAAGAACAGCCCATCAATTTAAGTTTTTTTAGATCTTTAGTTACTGTATTTCTAACCAATATATTCCTTGTATTCTTGCTACTTATTCTATAGTCATAATTAGCAATATGCTTAAGAGATAAGCCTCTGGATTGACAAAACTGTTTAAATTTATTTATGACAAAAGTATCCGAGGATGTAATTTTTGGAGTCTTATTCGTTATTCCACCATCTCCTAATATACATCCTAGAATATATGGATCAATACAGAGTTTTTTCTTTTGTGTAAAATAAACAGGTTTAGTCAATTGAATTTTCCATTTCCATCTGTCGCTATATCTTAGTCCATCTTTTAGAATTTCTTCTAATGTCATGGTCACATAATTAGTTGTCCTGTCATTTTTTGCTACAGTCCAGTTGTGTTCTAAACCGCAGTAAGTTTTTGATCCATCATTAAATTTTACTTCATAAATATCTTTTTTACCTTGAGGATACACTCCCATAACACTAGATACCGAACCATAAGGATTGCATATTAGGTCTCCAATTTGGATAGATCCAATCATTTTTGGACCATTGGGAGTATAAATCAAATCTGTTAATCTCTGAAGTTTTCCGCATTTAGGCTGACCAGTTAGAATCACAAAACTACCTTCTGGTATGCCTCCATTTAAAGCTATGTCTAGAGATGGGCTTACTGGTATAACTACAACATTTTTATCGACTAAAGCGCTACCAGATAGTATGATCTCATCTCCAAAGTTTTTAATTACGTCTTCTTTAAGGCTCATTATCTAATTCCTCAAGTTTTGAAAAAATATTAGTTTTATTATGCGATTGTCTGTGAGAAGGTTTTTCTTTACGCTCTATAAGGGATTCGTGTTTTGGTGAAGATTTCTCATTTTCAATCTGGTTCTGGTACTCTTGTATAATAGGTAGTAGGTGTGGTGCCCGTAAGGAATATATTTTTTCTGCTCTCTTATCGTTGAGTGCTCTTACAATAGCTTTTGGATGATATTGTACTACTAACTTATTTGCTGATGCTATTTGATTTCTATAATATTTCGACCATTCTGGACTTACCCAGAATCTATAATGTAAATCTAATTGATTTCTTTTAGCTTGGTGTTCACAAATAAGTTCAGTAATATACTGAGCTGCTGATACTTCCTTACCATTAGAGTATCTAGATGGAAATTTCATTTGTTCTTTTTGGGTCTAAAAATAGCACTATCGTTTCTATTATTTATAGACACGCTTTCTGACTTAATTTTATCTCCAAGAGAAGAAGCATCTTTAGTCATAATTGCCACTGTATTAGCTTTTTGACCAGAAGTATGGGTTATCATTAGATTCTTAGCATTATTATTAATAACAGCACTGCTGTCATTAACTGAAGTATCTATATTCTTACTTAGAATATTTGATACTTGTTTATTTGTAATATTAAGATCATTAGAAATAAAATCTATATCTTTATTCTGACTGTTTAACCAATATATAGCATATATTTGTGTTTTATTTAGCTTAGCCATCATATCATCTCTCTTTCTGCTTTATACAACCATGCTGTATTTTTTGTTGATAAAAAGTTTAAATACAAATCGAATACCTTACTATTAACAGACTTAAATCTGTCCGATGGTCTGCAAACATTATCTAGAAAACTATAGGCCTTCTCCTCCTGTATTACATTCACAGGATTATATAATTTATTAATGTTAGAAACTTTGATATAGTATTGTGGCTGACCTCCGTCTTTTATAATTTTTTTAGCCAGTACATCATCGCTGTCTTGATTTTTTCTAGGCAGTCCACCATTATCTAGAAAGTCTTCTTTATCTTTAACACAATAGTATTCGTTGGTAGTAGATACTAGGGTTTTTGTAGAATTAGGATTAAAAATATATTCATTCATTATCATAACCCTTTATTGTCTGAGGATGTTGCGGATTCGGATATACAGTTTTCTAAGAAACCAAAAAAACTCTTCATATAATCATGATAGTCGTGGTTGGCTGGTACCGGAATATGAAAATTTTTTCTACAAATTTCTGCGGCGGCTATATCTTTGCCCTCATCGTCTTGTTGATAAACAAAAGCTGTTAATGACATAACAATTTCGTGCCTACAATCGATAAGTTTTTGATTGTTAATCTGTATTTGTCTATGAAGATCGGAACTTCCGTATTGTTGGGCTACTCCAGCCAACATTTTTTCTAAGAATTCACGATCTGGCGGGTCTTGATTATTTTGTTCTGTTTTATCTTCTAACATATATTAGATCCATTTATTTTTAGTTTTCGATTTTTTAATTCTTTTCATACCTTTCGGCAGTGGTTTGCTGTCGGAATTGTCCTTATAAGAATTATGCTTAGAATATAATTCAATTTTTTGATCATCACTCATATTATCTCTATTGCGATTGGCTAAGTCTCCTACTGTTTTTAATTCGCTAGAGTGTTTTCTTACGCTACATATAGCATTGGATAAATCATCACTATATGACCGATATGTATCCGACGATTTACATTGAACGCACAATGGAGAACTCTGGTATTCCGTATATGAATAGAACAGTTCAAATTTTCGTGTGCATTTATCACAACAATATGTATAGGTTGGCATATTATTTTAATTCACGCTCAGCATCGTTTAGCCAAGAAATATTTTTAGTTTGTAAAAAAGTTAAATATTTATAGAATACATGATGATCAACTTGCTTAAAAGACCATTCATTTTTACATGTTTTATCTATAAATCCGTACTGTGTTTTAGTGTCTTTAATAGAATGAAGTTCTATCGGATTATAAAGAGTATTATTTGGACTGCATTTAATATAATAACTATTGTATGAAGCGGTATCATTAAAATGTTTACCTTTTTTATTTTGTATAATTTTAGCTGCTATATTAGTGTTGTCTGCGTCCGACAATCTAGGATATCCAGATTCATCTACAAAATCTTCTTTACCTGCTAAACAATAAAAAGATTCATGGTTATTAGATTTAATGGTGGTGAAAATATGATTAGACATTTTGCATATTCTTTATAAAAGGTTCCCAGGTGCTATTGTTAGTTATAGTAGAAGCCTCTTGATACCAAGGCAAGTACTTTAATCCATATTGTGGTTCTATTGGTTGTTTTATTAACTGCATACCGGCCTCTACCGGTGTTCTATTAGCTTTTCTATGGTTACATGGTCTACATGCAGTTACAATATTGGTCCAGTTCGTCGATAAGGTTTTGTTTTTTAGGAATCTGGATTTTGGTATAATGTGATCATATGTTAGTTGAGACTGAGCAAGCTTAATACCGCAATACTGACAAGTAAAATCGTCTCTAATAAATAGATTATTTCTAGAAAAATTAATTTTACGATTATATATATTGAAATATTTTATGGTTTTAGCTACAGAAGGCACTTTATAAAGTCTATCTCCGGTACCACGAATATATTCATTATTATAATAATCAAGTATTTCTATTCCATATTCTGGAGAGTCTTTATATTTGATAGACCATACCATAGCTCTTTTCCATGATATGGTCTTCAAAGGAAAATAATCCGCATTAAGCAATAAACACTTACTATGCTGGTCCTGTATTCTCATGAGAATCTAGTATCTTTAATATGTTTGCTATAATAGGATTTCTAACGATATCAGAAGCATGTAGTTCTGAATATCCAATGCCTTCTACGGTTTTTAGTGCATTGATAATATGCGAAAAACCACCCTGTAGATGTCTATTAAGATCTGATTGCTTTACATCTCCAGTTAAAATCATTTTGCTATTTTGTCCTATTCTGGTTATTAACATTTTTAATTGTTCATATGATGCATTCTGGCATTCATCAGCAACTATAAATGAATTATGAAAATTTCTGCCTCTCATAAGACCCAATGGTATAACTTCTATTTTATTATTGAGTCTTAAAGTGGCATATTGTGCTGGCGATATAAAATGATTGATTTCATCTAGAATTGGCAATAAATAAGGATGTAATTTTTCTTCTGCTGATCCTGGTAAATAACCTATTTTTTCACCAGCTTCCAAGATTGGTCTAGTAATAATAATTTTTTTTACTTTTTCGTCCAGCAAATATTCTAACGCCATGCCGATAGCTATGTGGGTTTTGCCACTACCGGCTAATCCTTGACAAAATGTAATCGTATTTTCTATCGCAGTTCTTATATATTCTTTTTGATTGTCTGTTCTAGGCTTTAATCTGTTTCTATAGATGGGAGTACTTGATTCTAGTGGAATATTTGTGGCATCGATTACTTTGGATCTTTTCTTACTAGACTTGTTGTTTTTTCTCAATTGAGTTCCTTTGCTATAGAGTTATTTATACCAATTTAGTATTAGTATATACACCATGGTCATATAACATAAGGTTTTAAATTAGGCCCTATCCAATTATCTGGCTTCAATACTTTTCCATCTTCTCTTTTTTTAACTTTTCCTGTTTCTGGATCTATTTTAGCAAAGTTCGTTTGCATAACTTCATCCCAGGCGGCTTGGCCATTAGCACCCATGCTATTAATTGCACCAACCGTTACTACTATGATATCTATAAGAGCATCCAGTATCTCTACTTTATCTTCAGAAGCAAAAGCTTCTTGTAGTTCTTTACATTCTTCTTTAATTAATGTATGATACATATCTAGCTGATTTTTATTCCATTCACAAACAGTTTGATCACAAGCCACCATAAAGTTTGTCTGATCTAAAAATACACTGCCCATTTTTTAATTTCCTTACTATATTGGTGTAATATAAAAATTTTAAGATTCACAACTACTACAGGTTAAAATACTTCTCGCTAATTCTTGAGCCGGGTTGGATGATCTCTGGTAATAAAATGTTTTTATCCCATTTTCCCATCCAAAAATAAGTAGTTCACTGACTTCTTTAGCTGGGCAATTTGGCGGAATCATTAAATTTAAAGATACCGCCTGATCTATATATTTTTGCCTTTGTATATTTTGAATAACAATTTCTTTTTGACTAATTTCTCCAAATGTTTTAAATACATCTTTCTCTTCTTTAGTTAGAAAATCTAAATGTTGAACACTACCGCCTCTAACTAAAATATCTTTCCATACTTCTTCTCTGTCTTGATTCTTCTCTTTTAATATTTTTTTTAGATATGGATTTTTGTATGTAAAACTACCTTTAGCTAATTTCTTTACAAAATAATTAGAATTTAAAGGCTCTATCGATGGACTTACCTGTCCTAATATAAAACTACTGCTAGTTGTCGGAGCAACTGCTAGTGTTGTTACATTTCTCTTGTTGTATCCTTTAAGCAGTTCTGGTTCGCCAAATTTTTCTGCCATTTCGATAGAAGCTTTGTCTGACCTAGCTCTAATAGTTTTCCATATATCTACATTTAAGTTTTTAGCTGCCATTGATTCAAAAGAAATCATTTTAGACTGTAATAAAGAATGCCAACCTAAAACACCCATACCCAACGCTCTTTGGTTTTTAGCAAAATTATGAGCAGACTCCATGAATTTACTATCTATTGTTTTACGAATAAATTCTTCATTTACTGCATCCAAAAAATACACAAGGGTTTCCACCGCATCAGTATTCTTTATCTCATCCCAATGTAATAGATTAAGAGAAGATAAAACACACACGAAAGAATTATCTTCATCACAATGCAAGGTGATTTCGGAACATAAATTTGAGCTTTTTATTTTAAGTCTTTTATCTTTATATGGCTGAGGAGCGTTGTTATTAACATTGTCGGAAAAAAGTAAATATGGATACCCTGTTTGAAATCTTTTTTGAATTATTTTAGCCCATATTTTTCTTTTATCTTTATCACCGGCCACCATATCTTTCATCCATTCATCAGTTATTGTAATGCCAATACTCATATTTTGAATGTTATGGCCTTCTGAACGTATTTGTAAAAATTCTTCTATATCTGGATGTTCAACGGGTAAATAAGCAGCAAATGACCCTCTTCTAGCAGATCCTTGGGACACAACTTCTGCTACTTTGTCAAATAGCTCCATAAAATGAACAGGCCCGCTACTTTCACCACCAACACTAATTTTCGCTCCTCTATGTCTAAGGTCTCCAAAATAACCGCTTGTTCCACCACCAAGCTTGCTCATCATTCCAACTTCTGCCACTTTATTTAGAATGCCATCCATAGTATCTGGAATATACGAGTTAAAGCATGATACTGGAAGACCTCTATCGTTACCAAAATTTGTCCAAACAGGAGTAGCCAAAGAATAAAATCCTCTACTCATATAGTCTTCAAATTTATCGGCAAATGAATCTATATTTAGAATAGATTGTGCAGTTTCGGCTATTTGCCTAACTCTAGTTTCCGGAGTAATTCCTTCTTTGACATATCCTCGTTCCAGAAAAATACGACTATGAGAATTTAACCAGTAATATTTTTTATTAGTCATCTTATCCTAAAGCTTATAATGGGTTCTTAAAATAAATCTTCCGCACTGAAACTTTGAGAGTGCTTGGCATACTCTACTGGGCGGCTATGAAAAAAATCTGTCATATTATTTCCTAATACCTGTTCATCAAACCAAGATGTTTTAGATATGGTTGCCTCGTCTACTTCAAAAATTGAATCATATCCTATTTTCCGGAGAGAATCATTCATTCTGTTCTTAATAAATTCTTTAAGAAGTTCCGAATTAAGTTTCTCATGTGTATATCCGTTAACTATCCATTCTATAATTTGACACTCATATTTAATGGCGTCGTTAGCCTCATGCTCTATCTTCGCCTTAAGCTCATCATCAAACAAATCAGGATATTCTTGCTTAATGGTATTTATGATCTTGATTCCTATCATAGAATGAAGATTTTCTTCTCTACTAGTATATTCAACTTGTTTATTAGTGTCTTTCAGTAAATTCTTGTATCTACCAAAAAAACTAATAGTATAAAATTGAGAAAACAAGGCTATGTTTTCTACAAACAAAGTAAAAAGAATGAGCGAGTAAATAAATTGTTTTTTATTATTGTCATGAAATTTATGGAGATGTTTTCTAAGATAATTAACTCGCCCCTTAATAATATCTAATTGTAAAATATCTTCAAAAGCATCATCTATACCCAATACTTCCAGCAGTCTCTCATAGGCATCCCCATGGATAACTTCAACATTAGCCATAACATAACCCATATCATTCATACTAGGATGGGGTAAATTATCTCCAAGTTTAGCCCAGAATTTTTTCACACTAATCTCTAGTTGACCTATTGTGGATAGTGCTCGGGTAATAATTTGTTTTTCTTGTTCTGTAAGATTCACTTTAAAGTCTTGAGTGTCACTACTAAAATTAAACTCTCTATGAGTCCAGAATCCATTATGCATAGCCTCTATGAATTCTTGGGTCCAAGGGTAGTGGTCGGGTTTGCGACTAATTTGTTCATCAAATAACATTATTAAAATCTTTCTATATTTTGGAATTAACCGATAGTTCTTCGATAGAACCATGGTACTATATTGATCATAGTACACCGCAAACACCACTTAACCAAGAAAGATCCGGATCTATTTTGTGAATTTTTATATTGCTCATTTCAACAAAAGTATCGAATCTTTTTTTTGCATTTTCATCAAACAAATAAGTACCATGATCATCTATCATATAGACAGTTTTAATACCTTCCTGCCACAAAGATATAATGCAATTATTACAACATTGACCTGTTACATAAGCTATACCATTATCTGGCCTAACTACACAATTAGCCAGAGCATTGATTTCTGAATGAACCATCCAAAAATATTTTTCTGGTCTTTCTGTTGGAAGTTCTTGGTCTCTTAATCCTCTAGGAAAACCGTTATAGCCAACACCTAATATTCTATTGTTTTGATCAGTAATAACACAACCATGTTTAGTATGTATATCATGACTGCGCTGAGAAACCACCTTGGCCAAACCCAAAAAATAATCTGTCCATGATGGTCTAAGCATTTTTGTATAAATTAGTGATGGTATTGAGAAAGCTTGGTGACAACCGATAAGATATATTACAGCTTCTGGTTCCTAGGTCAAGGACTAGTTTTTGACAGCTTGTTATAAAGCACTAGAGCTAGAACTCCACCAACCACACCCATCACTATACCAGCAGGAGAAACGGCATCATAACTGCCAAGCATATATAGCACAGCTCCACCCATATATGATCCGGCAACACCTAGAACTATAGTTTTCCAGAAACCGAAATTTTCTTCGCCCGGAACAACGCTTTTGGCTATGCTGCCAACAAATAGTCCATATACACACCATACTAAGATATTAAACATTTGCTGCCTCCACTAGTGTTTTAATTTCATTTTCTGTTAAATTTTCGCCAGTATCTAAAATAGCATTCATTAAATAGCCACCATATTTTTTATAATCTTCTTTAGATAATTCTCTTCTGATGGTTTTTTTAATAGTCATTCTTGTAAACCATGATCTTTTCATAGTTAGCGTTCTAATTTGTTCGCTAAAATATTCGTATTTTTGCTGACGATTAAATAATTTGATTTTGGTTTTCTCACACTCTTGTATAACTCGAACCACCGTTAAAATGATACTAATAACCATCAATATTGCTATAACGCTACCAAATTTTTCTGTATTTTCATCTTTATTAGGCATTTTGTTAATAATTTTTTGGGCAATTTTTTTAAGATCTTCGTTATTCATTTGTGTATAACCTTGGTTTTGCATGAGTCTTTACCACACTTAACATTAGGATCAGATGATTTAGATTCATCTTCAGGTTCACAATAACCACATTCTATTTTTTTAATATTATCACCACTCATATACCATCCTTTGCCTTTGCAAACCGGACAGTCTTTTCTTTTATATTTTTTTTGAGACTCATCCATATGTTTACTTTTAATAATACCCCCTACAAGCACAACAGGAGCAGTTGTGGATCCATAATAACTCGTAGCAGAAAAGAATATGCCAGCCAATAAAATTGAACAAACTAATTTATTCATCTTTTTTTCTCCAAGGCAATGGTACTATATTGTCTATAGTATCAACTACTTTTTTAATAGGTCTAGGACGACTAGGTTTATTTACAGGAACATTATCGGCTTTAGGTTTCGGAGATAGTTTGATTATTAAATTAACCAAACGCTCAATAACACTAATGATTAGATTAACTAAACCGCGTATTTGTAAGCGCTCTCTAAGATTCATAAAAATACTCCTAATAGGTATTATTATAATACACCATTAAAATAATTTAAGAATTATAGATAAGAATCAAATCCGTAATCTGGTAGTTTTTGTACTGGGAAACCATCAAAATTACTGAATGCGTAGGCCCCGTTTTGAGAAAGCATTCCCTTTGCCACATCGGCTTTTATTAAAAAAGATCCATCTGGAATAGGACCCCAATCTGGATGTCCTCCATCGTTCCATTTGCCCCAACTATTTTGGATCAGGAACGCTAGTTCTCCATTAGTGTCATCACATGCTATCCATGCCATAGCATGAGCCCATGAGCCAGACTGCTTAGCAAAGCCCTTTTTATCTCGTATGCTACTAAATCCATAACTAGAACAAACACTTAATGCATAACCATTAGCTAAAGCGTCTCGTGCTTCTTCTACTGTTCTTACAAGACTAACTGTTTTTATTTGATGGTCATTTGCTAAATCTATAATAGGATCTGGTAGTCCACGACCTCCCCAGCCCGCACCTAACATTCCTTGGTATTTAGATAAATCAACAACGCCTTTATAGTTTTTTCTAACTAAAACACCCCCATATTTACTCACAAACTCAGCCGCTCTAGCACAACTCATGCCTTGTCCACCATGCCCACGAGCACCATAAATTCCCTCTGTTGCGCCCCTAGCTATCCAACTCTCTCTATCTGCATGAACATCAATTTCTACTGCTCGACTAACATCACAAGCGTTTCGCGTTGCGTGACTTACACAGTTATTGATACCAATACCATTACAAATAAAATTATGATCTTTTTCAACTTCTATACAGTAAACAAAATTTTCTTCTGGTTCTACTATATTAATATCTACGATTCTAATCATAGAACCTATAGTATTTTTCATAGATATTTTTGTAATGTATTTAGTTTTTTCACAAGCTATATGTCTGCTCGACGAAGCACTTAAATTTAAAACGTACGCATCTTGTCTATTCTGATCATGAGACATATCTCTTTTCAAAATAGAAAAATTAAGATTAACATCATTAGCTATTTTGGCAAAATTCAATACTAGATTTTTAGAAACACTACAAGCAGAAGTCTGTATTTTACCTTGATGGCCATCACCATCAATCCAGCCTTTTAGTAAGGCTAGTTTATTTTTTTTAGTAGTTACAAACAATTGTTTCCCTAAGCTTTTGGTATAGGTGTTGCCATTAACAAGATACTTAAATAAATTCGCAACAAATACACTATTTATTCTAGCATAGATAACTGTTGATTTTGATGGCACTTGATAAATATGAGTATCAATATCAAAGATTTCTTTGATGTAAGAACGAATTTGTTCTGCGATAATAGCCTCATGTCCGCCTAAGTTGAAAGTGATTCTTTCGATCTTATTATCCACACCATCAACACCCCCCTCTGCGGCATATAGGCCTAGAAGCCAACATAATTTTGTGTCTAATTTAATATATCGTTTAATTGGGCATCTACCCCCTTTGGCTCTAATATATCCTTTCTCTACGGGTTCTAGTCTCAGTTGTTTGTAGTCGGTATTTTCATCTATAATTTTCCCATCATAGAAATTAGTCATATCAAAAATATGATCTTCTTCAAAATCAACCTGGGGCATAAATACGCTGTCTCCAATCTCTAGTAATCCAATAGCCTTTGTTTTCATTGATATATTATCTATAATATATTGGTGGTCTGGAGTAGAAGCTATTTTAGTATGATTAGACAGGGTTAACTCCACCATTTTTTTGTGATAAGGTTTTTTAAAAATGTTTGTGACTTTTCTCTTCTTGCCGAGAGCGCTGATTACATACTCTCCAATTTTGATATCTTTAATTGCTTTTGACGAGCCATCGCTCATCAATACTAAATCGCTACCATTTTGGCAGTCACCAGTTACTTGTCTTTCATTATATGGGTTTTTATCAAATTTTAATACGCTTTTATAAGGAGTAGACAGCTTTCCTTTGCCTGTTCCAGAAACTTTCTTACTAGCATCTCCGAATAATGGATATTTAGAAATTTCCATTAAATGATCGAATATATGGGGCTCCCAAAGACAACCATTGTAGCCCTGTCGATAATTATCGTATAGTTCTTTAGGAGTAAAGCGTGGCATTATTTACTACCCTCATTAAAGCTCCAGGCTAAACCATTAAAACCTTCAACACCTTTTGGTCTTAATTCTTTAGATAGTTTAATTGCATCATCACCCACAGCAGCAACAATTACGTCTTTGCATTCTTTAGCTAGATCTGGATACTTACCTTTAATATCTAACCTTAACATTACTCCTGTCAGCTTATTAGCCTGACGAAGTTCTTCTGTGCTAGTAATAACCTCATCTTCTCCGTCCAATTCTACTAAACGACCAAGATCTAAATATAAATCTCTTAATTTTTTAAAATCTCTTTTATCACCAGACTTATATCCTTTTAATAAAACCACTACTTCGTCTGCTTCTTTTTTGATATTAGCATCTGTTGGAGCAGCTAGTTCCATAACGTCTACATTGGTGTTTTTATTAGGAAATACTGATGAGACATCAGGTTTAAACCAACCAAGAAGAACTAATATTAGTCCAATTATTAATAATACTTTTGCATTATTCATTATACTTTCTCCTCAGTCTTACCGCACACATTAGGACTTAAAAACGGAAACATTTGGTCAGCCACTTTTACAGCCTCAACACAACCACTCTTTACCGCCAAATCTCGTGTTTGTTTCCAGCTTACAACTAGTTTAAAAAATACATCTTCTTTATTGCTTTCTGACACAATAACAGGAGATACTTCTGGAATAACAACAGCATCAATTTTAGGTTTATTTATAGAGCTTTTAGCCCTATTTAATAAATCAGATATCATTTTTTGAACTGGATTAAGTTTTTCTTTGAATAAGACCCATAGTACAAGTCCAGCCCCAGCATATAAAGCTAAATCTGTTGTGGTTAATTTGCTGCTAAATTGTTCAAAACTTTCTGTAAAATTCATTGTAAACCTCTTTTATTTTTCTGAAATCTTTGGCCTAACTTCCATAAAAGCATTTGTATCAATACTACGATCAACAAAAACACCAGTATTTCTAAATGTGGTTACCATAGCATCGATAGTACTGCTTACTAAAATCATAAGAAATACTTTAGTATACTTATGTATAATACGCTCAACAAGATTAGGAACAAATGGAATATCTATAATTATAAAAACTTTATCATAAAATTCGCTTAATAATTCCATAGCTATAGTTTTTTTATCTTTACCAGTTAAGTCTAAAGCTGTATTTTCTATTACTTGAATGGTACTAGCTACGGCTAATTGTAATATTCTCCAGGCTTGAGCTAATGCTACTGTTTTTACCTCATTGAGAGATAACTTAGCTTGTATAATTAATTTATCAATTTCTAATTTAACTAATTGTTTAACTGTTATTATTGACATTGTTTTTTCCCTTTAGGGTTGAGGATTTGGTTTTTTTGGGTTTGGTTTTTTTTGTTCTAGCATTTCTGGTATTAGCTTCTTTTCTTTCTTCTGGACTTGCTGTATCCCACCATACCTTTTTAAGTTCATTACGACCCTTGACATATCTATATAATACTAATAGTTGTCCTATGACCAATATGACAGCTTCTACTCCCCGACTAGTTTCTGCTATCAGGTCTTCTTTTTGACTATTATCCTCTAATAGACCAATCAAATATAAGCCACTAAATATGAAACTAACTACGGTTAGCCAAAATTCTGAACTTCTATATCCAGGCTTAATCATACATAAACCCTTTGCAAATAATACAATTTTTATGGCAATATTTTATATTATACACCATTTTGATTATTCCAGCTATCTTTATCAACAACAAATCCGAACATAAATAGTGTTCGTGGGTTATCTCCGTTACAAACCTCAACACTATGATAAAGTTCAGTTACTAAATAGCACATCATATCGCCCTCATTCAAATTATAAGTCTTATCCTCAACGTGGATTGTTCCACCGTTTTGTGCTTTACTGGCTAAAATGTTGCATCTTAAACCCGCAACCCCTTCGCCAACACTAGGATCTTTGTGCTTGTAAACATCACCATCATTATATGTTACGCTCACAACAACTCCGTCTTTACCATGCCCCTCAATAACTGGAGCTTCTGCTGTTAGTGGAACAACTTGGCGAATTCTTTCCTGTAAAGTCTTTACTAATTCTGGATAATTAATATTTTGACTCATTCTGTTAGTAAGTCTTTTCTTTGTTCGATCAAATTCTTTCTTGTTCCAGTCTCCTGTGATTCCATCAACAAACTGACCATCAATTACAGCTTGATTGGTCCAGTCCTTAAGAACTTGAATTTCTTCTGGTGATAGGAAATTAGGAACTAGTAAAACCTGACCATCAAAATTGTTTGGCATAATAATTCTCCTTTAATTTTTTATATAGTTCATTATCTCTATAGTATTGTTTAACCACTAATTTAAGTTGGCTCTCGCTTAAAACTGGTTTCTTATCATCTTTTTCTTCGTTTAATCTTGGTGCTAGTGTTGGTAATCCTAACCAAAATGCACATTCATCAATTTGTTCTGGAAATAAAAAGTATTTAATTTTGTCATTTAAAAGCCCCATACTTTCTATGCTCCAAAAATGAACTTCGTCTTCTAACAAACCTTCTTCAACAGTCTTATTCCGTCTAGCACAAGAGCTTCTGAATCTATCTACAGGATTTCGTACCATACAACAAACTTCACATTCTGGTAAACCATTTCTAATATCCCAACCCTGTAGATTCATTATAGGATGCCAACGATCTTCTTTTAGGTTAGAAGGTATTTTCTTTTCATAAACCTCTGGCA